TAATATAATATAATATTATCCTATCCCCATACTCCCCTGTCCACTCTATAGGACGGACATATACCCCTATTCATTATCATAGACGGGGGGAGGGTTCCTCGGTCGGTCGCCCTAAGTCGCTCTGGCTGAAGCACTTAGCCGAAGTCAAGCCCGAAATTTCAGGGCGGATTTAGGGTGGAAATAGGGTGGATATAGGGGGGATTTAGGGCGGATTTAGGTATGAAGTGGACTGAACTTCCAATATTGTTCAATAATATTAGAACATTATAACTTTAATGACTATAGACTCAGCATGATAATAAAAGTGTCACCTGGAGAGGACACACAAGAAGTCCGTCATTTGGCGGACTTTTGTTCCACTTTTCCGCGATTTGGGCGACTTTCAGAATTGTAAGTGCTTGAAAAATAAGGGGTTAGTTTAGGCACGTATCTTGCACTTCTGTTAGTGGCGGTCGGTGTCCTCGGACTAGGACAATAATATTATGACTAAGCTAACTGTTACAGACTACATGGAGAATGTTCTCCAAATACTCGAATCGTTTCATTACGATGAAATGGTAATCGAGTATGAACCTCGCGATGTATCGCGTTCTATCGCGGGAACGGTTGCCGCGAACTATTTAATGGGTATCAGCCCCATGATGACGGCCATCATTATCTGGTCGCTGACTCTCAACTTGCAGATTATCCCCGATACGCGGGGCATGGTGAAACACTAATGATTTGCGCCACCTGTAGAACGGCTAATGCGGACGATATCCGCTTTGGCAATCTCCCAATGTGCAATAATTGTTGGGAGAAGGAAAAGGCATTACAGGCTGAGAACATGTCGCCTGAGAATGTTGCCGCTAGAGTGAATGCTGCTAACGCGGTATCCACTACTAAGCAGATGGAAAATGATATTGTGAGACTGTCCTCGCAAATCGACAATTCCATCACGGTATCATCCGACATTTTCAACGCCAAGACTACCGCTATTCTGGATTTGAAAGCTGCCATCGACAATGATGAGAGCATCCAGAATAAGCCATATAAACTGGCTGAAACTCTCAAGACTCGATTCGAGCATCTTACATCGGTGATATTCTCAGCCGGTGAGACTATCAAGGATGCTAATAACGAGCAGAAAGCTATTCAACAGTTCCTCAATGGCCTAGCCAATTCACTACGTAGTGAGGAACGTGAAAAGCTCAGATTAGCTGATATTCGTTATCAGCCTCAGCCCGTCAAGTCCCCCACTATTAAGACTGTCAAGACTACTGGCACACGGCAGTCTAAAGTTCCTGCACACCGTCAGAAGTTGGACAAAGAAGCTATTAAAAAGTATGCTTCTGAGCTTGGCGTGCCTGAATTTCACATTCAGCAGATTTGTGTATCACAGGGCGTTATCCCTGAGAAAGCAGCAGATATCGTTCGTTCCATGCTTCAGAAAATGCGTGAACAGGCTAATCAAGCCTAATTACTGAGGTTTAATATGACCTACCATATTGAAGCGCCTACGCCAAAGGACAAGTGCTACAATTGTGGCGAGACTGCTAATATTGTCGTTGTGGCTGATACGCATGACCGCGATACAGGCCACGTCGATACTATTCCACTTTGTGATAAGTGTAAAGGCGTTTATCTGAACGCTTGGACAAAGGACTAATCATGAATAGGCATGACGCAACAGAATACTGCCGTGAGCATCTGAATAAGCACGGCCTGAAAGATTGGAAAGTTAGAGTTACATCTGACCCCAATCTGCCGTTTCTTGGCATCTGCATGTATAAAGATAAGGTGATTATGCTCAATGGTCATCATATCGATATCCATCCACATGCTGAAGTCATCTGCACAATTCTCCATGAGATTGCCCACGCTCTTGTTGGTCCCGGTCATGGACATAATGGAGTATGGGCCGCTAAGGCTAGAGAGATTGGTTGTGATAACACTGAGGCATGTTCACGCTTGGATATGCCAGCACACGTTATCGACGCTATTCGCTCGGGCGCAAGCGTAGAAGTTATCGTGGAAGAAAAAGAAATAGTGCAGAAGATTCGTGAAGTCAAGCACGTCGTTACCAGACTACAGGATAAATGCCCAGACTGTGGTAAGGTAGCGGTAGAGAAGTTCTCTGTTACTGGTGTGGACCATCAAGGTAATCAAATCAAGCTGATTACTCTTGAGTGTTTCCATATTGTCAAGAAAATCATTCCTCGCGGGACTGCATTCGATAGCATCGTATCCAATTGGTGGAAGCCTGAGATTGCAGCGTGCAATCACAAGTGGAATAAGAATCAGTGCATGGAATGTGGAGAGTTTAGACCATTCAAGTTCCAAGTGGATGGCGCACTATTCGCTGAATCTGCCCTTGCAATGGGTAAGGGAGTAGGAATCTTTGATGAGATGGGTCTTGGTAAGACCATTCAAGCTCTCATGGTTCTATACTTCTACGGCATGGGTAAGCATGGCAAGAAAAAGTTCAAGAAAACGATGGTCGTAACCAAGTCGGCCATTATGTATCAGTGGTTCGCCGCTGGTATTAACTGGCTTGGTCCTGAGTATCTCTCGCAGATTATTAGAACGTCGAAGGACTTTCTGATTCCCAATCTCAACATGTATATCATCTCGTATGATATGCTGCGGAGATTCAAGCGTGAGAAGCTCCACGCGCTCGGTATCGACCTCGTAATTCTTGATGAAGTGCAGCAGATTAAGAATGTGGATTCTGCACGCACTCAGGAAGTTCGCAAACTGGTATCGGCCAATCCACTGTGCAAGGTTATCGAGCTATCAGGAACACCGTGGAAGAATCGTGGTAATGAGTTCTTCCCTGCGTTAAATCTGCTAGACCCGATGAAGTTCCACTCTAATCAGCACTTTCTTGATACATGGGTGGACTACTACTGGCACGGTAACAAGCGTAAGATGGGCGGTATCAAGAACGTCGAGAAGTTCAAGAAGTATGTGGAGAACATCATTATCCGTCGTGAATACGATGAGGTAATGGAAGAATATCCTGAAGTCAAGCGTGATAAACTCCCTGTGGAGCTAGACGCGCTATCTCAGACCAACTATGACGATGCAACTTCATCATTCGTAGAGTGGTGGAATAATATCGTTATCGGTGGTGAAGAAGAACAAACTTCAGGAATGGAAATCATTGCGAAGCTCACACGGATGCGTCATATCTGTGGCCTCGCAAAGATTCCCGCTACACTTTCGTATCTTGAGGACTGGGTTGAAGAATCGGACAAGAAGATTGTAGTGTTCGTGCATCATCGTGATGTTGGCGTTCTGATGAAGAATGCTCTCACGGACACTAATGCCGAAAGTAACGTTGATTGGCATGAACTTGCCTCTGCCTTGAAAGAAGAAGGTATTGAGGTAATGACGTATACCAGTCAACACACTGGCAAACCAGAAGGAACAGACATTCAGAATAAGTTCAATGCTACTAAGCGTTGTATTCTGATTGCCTCAACGCTGGCATGTGGTGAGGGACTCAATCTACAGACGTGCGATACTGCTATCTTCCACGAGAGACAGTGGAATCCACAGAATGAGGACCAAGCCGCACCGGGACGTTTCAAGCGTATCGGCCAGACTTCTAAACAAATCACTGTCATTGCACCTGAAGCCGCGGGAACTACTGACGAATACCTCGATGCAATGGTAGACCGCAAGCGTCGTTACTTCCACGTAGTCCATAATAAGGGTGAAATCATTACGTGGAGTCAGGACGATGCAATGCGTGAATTGGCGAACACCATTTGTAAGAAGTTCGCTGAGAAGATGAAAGCTCAGGGTAAGGCACCTATCAAGGTAAGCCAACTAGCTACTTTCAAATAAGGGGGGTGATAATAATGTTGGCACTCTTGTGGAGTATCGTTTGGGGAGACTAGTTTGAAATCCCGTAGATTCTTTGGTTTCGTTTCTTTGTAACGGAGCCGGGACTAAGAAATGAACTGAATTGAGGTAAATATGCCGAAATATGAAGAAGGTGAATTTTCCGTCTGCCAATTCTTCGAGGATGAATCATACGAATATGTGCGTCGTTTCGTATCGGCAGAGGAAAGCAATGAAAGCTGTCAAGCACTACATTAATAGTGTAGGTGCTAGGATGGGAATGGTAAAGCGTGTCATCGTTACGGATGGCGGTGACATGACTAACTTTCACTGGGAATACGGTAAGGGTGTTGTGTTCCCAACTAAGGAAGAAGTCGATGCCATCAAAAACGAGGGGGACGACAACGGGCCTACTAACTAGGCTAACTGTTTATCATGGGCATGATAAAGTAGGCATTGGTTTCGCACTATTTTTCAATGACTATCACTATCGTCCCGAACTATCAACAGAAGATGGACAACGATTACCTGAGGATTGGTATACAATCGTAGCTGAATCTCAGCATGTCGTTGTCGTTTCACTAACGGTGCATTGATGCCAATTATTAGTAAAGATGTATGGATTACTCGTGAAGGTAAGCAGATGGAAATTAAGACGATGGCATCTAGCCATTTGCTTGCTACCATCCATTTCATTGAACGTAATAGGTTCATGAATGCTGCCGAATGTTATCAGGAGGAATCGCTAAACCATCCTGACAAGATGCAAGTGGTTCAATACTACCTTGAATGGCCTATTCAATATGAAACTCTTATTGCAGAGGCACAGCGTCGTGGCCTCATTACTCGTGGTGTGGAAGGATTGGTGAAATCCAAATGAGTAAAAGATTGGTAGCGGAAGCTATTGTCGATGATATTCTGAAAATGAATGTCATGGAGCTGCTACTTAATAAAACAACAAATGAAACATTCAGGGAAAGAATGATTCTGGTAGTTCAGAATCGACTTGAACTGGAGGAATAATGAAAGTAAGAATCACTGTCAACCATGCCGCTCAACCTACTAAGCGAGATGTATTCGTAATAGAGGGTGAGCTAATCCGAGGAACTAATTCTGACGCAGTTCTCCAAGGACTGTTGTTCGGAATGGAATACGCAATCAACGAGCATGTTCCTTATGTTCGCTGTCACATTGAGGTAATTGAACAGTAATGGATATCAAGCCAGACGAACGAACTATTAATGAAATACCCATTCAGGAGATTGTCGATACTCCGATGGGTGGCAAGAGCAATATCATCTTAGATAGTCAAATTCTGACTACCTTGATGGGATGCCCTCGTCTGGCTGATTTCCGTTTTAATCATAACTTCGTGTCGATAGCGGGTAAGAGTAATTCGCTAGAGTGTGGGTCAATCGTTCATACTTACCAGGAGTATTACAATAAGAACCTCATTTGGGGAATGAAGAAAGAAACTGCTCATCAGCATGGCCTCGCGGCTGCCGAGATGTATATTACTGGATGTAGAGGATGTGCAGTATTCGTCCCTACTCCAGAATTGCCTAAACCACCATGTGGACATAAACCGTTTGAATTCCCAGGTGTTAGAAACACTCCTAAGGAACCGGATATGCAGAATCCACGTGAGAAATACAAGACTGGTTGGCAATGGGTTCTCGATACCATCGACCAGTATTATCACTTCTATCGGAATGACCATTGGGTTCCGCTCGAAGTGGAAGTTGTGAAAGGTAAGGTTCTATACGAGGACGATGAAATTCGTGTCTTGTGGAAAGCCAAGCTAGACCTGACTGTGGATACCAATCAAGGTATCTATCCAGTTGACCATAAGACCATGAAACAAAACAGGAATACGATATCGATGAACAATCAATTCATTGGTCAGTGTCTCATCATGGACACTCGTAATGTTTTCTTGAATAAAATCGGTTTCCAAAAGACCTTGAAACCTGAAGATAAATTCAAGAGACCACCTGTAAGTTATTCAGCACAGAGATTGTTGGAATGGCAAGGTGAGACGCTCCCGTTCTATAGTAAGCTATTACTGATGTATGCGGAGACTGGACACTTTCCTCCTAATTTCGACCACTGTGAAGGTAAATACGGTAACTGTGCCTTCCTCCCTGTCTGTGAAGCTAATCCAGATATGAGAGAGGAAGAAATCAAGAAACTATTCATCGTTGGTCCTGAATGGAATCCCACTAATGACGATGACTCTTTTGATGAGGTGGAATAATGAATTTCATGGATGAAGAAGAACAGAGCGAAGTCGAAAAAAGATACAAGGGATACAGCGAACATCTCTCAGGAGCTTTTTGGATTATCGTCAAGACTCTCCTATTTGGTTATGTCATCCTTGACATAGCTAAGTGGATGTATAATTCTCTGGTGAAGTAATGGAGTGGATTGTCGTAATACTAATCATTCTTGTCATACTACTGGCAAAGAGTGGACTAATGCACTCTGATTGGAAAGACAAAGATGATTAAAGACTACTACTTAGAAATATGGCTCAATACACGCTGGCATCTCGTTGAAACTTTTAAGAGCCATCGAGCGGCATTAGAAGCCATAACCGAGCGTGTCGGTGATAGATATCCGATGCGATTAGTCAGGGTAGAAAGGACTATCGTATTCGGAGAAGGCAAAGAACATGTCAAAAAGAAAAAGCGCCAACCACGTTCACAGATACAAAAAGGTAAACCTTAGCAACACTAAGGATAAGCCTTATTACGTCTACAAGTGTCAGAAACCGGCGTGTTCTCATTACTTGCCTGTGACACTCGCAGAAGGAACTATCTGTGAATGTAACAGGTGCTTTAACCCAATGTTACTGACTAAAGCCATCCTCACGCATTCTAGTGGCGGTCCAATGACTCGGCCTCATTGTAACGACTGCGTAAAAAGGAAAAAGTCCGATGCTGTGGATGCGATTGCTTCTTTCCTTGCGGGAGTGGATACAGGAAATAAAGTATAGACTAACGCCCATGATTAGTAGAAAGAAGGATGAACAATGTGTAAAAATACACAAGGACTACTGGAACAACTAGAAGCCATTCGAGGATTAGTAAGAGAACGTAATGCTCTATTACAAGACCTCGCAAATCTCGTTGTGCAAGCTGCGAGCGTAGGATTACAAACTGTGGATTCACAGGTCATTCTTGACCTACTGAAAATACATCAGGAAAAAGTAGACCAGATGATGGAGAAGGTAAAGGTATAATGCCAACACTTGAGTTCGTGAATCTTGACGGTCTATTCGTGATGCTCAAGGGGGAACCAGGCACACGCAAATCAACGTGTGCCTTATCCTTTCCTACTCCACAATACTGGGTATCAACAGACCGTAAGATGCAAGCTCTAATGCTTCCCGCGAAACGATGGGGAGTCAATATGAAGGAAGTTCACTATGATGATTACGAGGACTGGGATAAGCCTTACGCTAAGCTCAAGACTTTCCAAGTCAATTGTAATTATAAAACTATTATCATCGATAGCATAACCTCTATTGGTGACAATATGACCTCACAAACCCGTAAGCAGAAACAGGGTAAAGGTGAGGGTAAGATGATTGGGACTATCAATGTCTCAGGACTAGAAGAATACAATGCTGAGGCATCAGCTTTTCAGGATTTACTCGGCGTTCTAAAAGACATCCACGGCTATCATAAGTGCAACATCATTCTGATTGCACACGTCGTCGGCCAACGTAAAGACGACGATAAAAACAAGCTAACCCACCATAGCAGAGTAATCATCACTGGTGGGGACAAGATTTCAGGTAAGATTGCCTCTGGTATGCAAGAGGTATATCACTTCGATGTGAAGCCTGGCTTTGCCGAGACTGATGAAGGTGAATATGGATTGTTCACTTCACATACTGGCAATGACTATGCTCGCACATCTCTCCCATTAGAGAGGAAAATCACCTTCAATAATCATCCGCTGTATGAGCGTTGGATTGCTCCGGCGATTCTTAAATTGAAGGCTGAGAAACCTATCGAGCGTATACCACCACAACAACCACCAACCACCAATCAACCACCATCAACCAACACGTTCGCTGTTAAGGAGTAGTCTAAATGGCTGTAATCCAGTTTGGTGAGCGCGACCTGCTCAGGGGTAAGATTGTTACCCCGGCTTGGTATCGCGTGAAGATTGAAACAGTGGGTGAAGCCCCCGCGAAAGCATCGGAAAAGGGGCCATCCACCAACTACCCCGTTGAAGCAACTATTCTGTTCAATGGGGACAATGGGGACCGTGAGTTTGCAGGCGTTCCCCTTGATTGGAACTTCAATAGCAAGGCTATCGGCTTTGCTGTTGGATACCTTCAAGCCTTTGGCGTTGATGTTAAGGCAGGAACACGCTTTGACCTCAAATCGTCTGAAGGTCGGGAAGTGGACGTATACGTCGAGAACGATACTTGGCAGAATCGCCTTGTCAACAGGGTGAATCACAAGTATCGTGCTCCGCGTGCTGAAGTCACTGCGGCGTAACTAACCTGTGGGGAGATTTCGTGGTGGTAGTCTCCCTACACTTTTCTTTAACTGTCTGTTGAATAGGAGAAGTCAAATGTTTGCACAGAATGACGAAGTTACTGACATGGACGAACTCAATCGTGACGAAGCACGAGAGAAGTCCGATATTGATGAAGCGGCTGATACCGAGCCTGATGCCACTTTGGGAGAAGATACCGAAGTGGACGAGGACGAGGAATCAGACGAGAACTAACAACATTCACTAATTGGTGGAACCCTGTGTTTCACGCTGTATCGCATATCCATGTGGAGATACCGTAACCTACTGGGAGGATAGGGAAACATAGTCCTAAACTGATTAGTGATAGGGGGAGTCACGACGTATCTTAGTGACGTATTACACTGTGGCTCCCCCGCCTTAACTGACGGAGATGCTATGACTAGTCCTGAACTGATTGCTCACATCATGAAGGGTGGGGGCCGCATACTAGTAGTAGGTGGGGAAACTAAAGACCTTCCTCGCCAATATCACGAACACGCACAGATTCTTATCTGGGATGACAACCAGCAGAATCTACTGAATAAAGAGGTTCCATCGAATGTTAAGGTTATCCTTTTCAGTCGATGGATTTCTCACACTATGGCTGCAAGATTACATAAAGCAGCCAAGCAACTCAACGCTCTCAAGTTTCCTATGTTAAGACCGAGGGAAATAAAAGAGCTATTGGCGGAAGTAGCACAAACACCAGAGCCTCCGTCTGCTGCACCAATAGAAGTTATTGAGCAGCATATTGAGCAAATCAATTCAACTAATGCTCCGGAATTTCCTGACTATGTGTCAGAGCCGGAAGTAAAGGACACTACAATGGCTAAGCAAGATTTGGGTTCTGTCACGAAGTTCGTTGCGCGCAATGTCAACATCAACCAGGACTACACACAAAAAGGTTCCATTCGACGTGAGGGTCTGAGGTTGTATTTGTTGGCAGAAAAGGAAGGAATCAAAACGACAGAAGGTTCCATTCTTAACGCGACGTCACTTGCAATTCGTAACGTAGGAAAAACAACTTCGAGAAAGCCAGGACAGTCTCGTAAGGCCAAAACTACTCGTGAAGAACCTACAACTACCACAACCAAGTCATCCACAACGGATGATTTCGAGGAACTAGAGAAACTTATCGTAGATGCAATTGCAGCCATGAAACTGGTGCAAGAACATCTGCCAAAAGTTCGCAAGGAAACCGAGAAACTTCGTGGACTGAAAGCAAAGTTCATGAAGCTCTTGGAATAAATAACTGCCCATTTACTGAGCATCACGGCAGTATGCTCCAATGTTAAACCTCTACGTGGAAAGTGTGGGGTAATGTGATGAACAATGCGTTTCGTGAGTTCTTCGGGGGTGAGGCACCTACCACTCCTGATACTACACCTGTTAAGCCCGACGACAAAAGGGTAGCAGGGAAAATCATCAAGGTATCCGATGAGGGTTGGGGATTCATTTCCTCAAAGGATATCAAATTCACCCGAATCTTTTTTCATTGGACTTCACTGAAGCAAGACACTCTTAGGTTCCAAGACCTCAAGAATGGTATGAAAGTGGAGTTCACCCCTGTAGAAGTTGAGGGGAAGGGCTTTCGTGCCATAAAGATTAAGGTGATACAGGATGAACAGAAGGCAGCTACTTAAGCTGCTGGCCTCAGGTGTAGTCGGTCTATCATCTAACGTTCTAGATGTAGACCGGCTACTCTGGGTTCCCGGCGCTAAGACCATATTCCTCCCAACTGATGAGGCTTGGTTATACAAGCCAACCGATGCACAAATTCTCGCACAAGAAATAGCGAGAATCACTCCTTATCTAAAAGGCGTCTTTGAAAGAGACGATTACTTTTATTCTAGACTCGCAAAGGGCGACAAGCTAACCGTCAAGGGGAATGCCATGTCTTTTCCTCTAACATATGAGGAAAAGAAAGATAAAAAAGTAAGAGTTCCTCTTATCATCAATCCAGGAGATATAGGTTGGGACAGAGAGGAATAACCTTCTTGGAACGTTACGAATCAGAACCCACATGGCATGGTAGAGCTACGATAATCGAGCTTTACCATTTAGCCATGACCGCGCGAAACAAGGGGAACTGGACTATTAGTAAGACTGCCGAATACTTCCAAGTCAGTAATGGATTGGTATGTGAGAACCTAAAGTTAGCATATGCCATTCACCTGAATGAAAACATTCTCAAGTGTGAGTCCAGAAAGGAAGCCTTAAAGAAGCTAAACGGACATGCACCCAGAACCTTTGAAACCTGACGTTATTGCGCCCATTAGGGACAACCAAACATGGAATACTTGTCCCAACTGTGGACATTCATGGCAGGACGAGCCTGCTATACCAGGTTTACTTCATAGGACCAGACTATGCGGGAGATGCTTAAGTGAAAACAGACGAATTAGAACATCTACTTCACAAGATATTAGAGAAGATAAGCAATCCCGATGGAAACGTGGAACTTGCGAAAGCCTATGTAAAGAAAGACCTCGCACTTAGGCAACGACAGCGCGAAAATCAGAGAGACGCTCAGGAATCCAGTTTCCATCTGGACTATGGTAGATAATGGGTAAGAAGTATGTCCCCGGAATGGGACCAGGCGGCGCTAAGTTAATGATACTCGGAGACTCTCCGACATATCAGGATAGTGTCGCGGGTAAACCATTCAGTAAGAGTGGCGAACTAAATCAATTACTGTCTGATGCCGGGATTCGTAAGGATAATTGCTGGCTATCAACTGTCAGCAAGTATGAAGTTCCTCCGAACGGTCCCGGCAAAAAGATTCCTTTCCATGTTCGTGCTCGAAACGCGGGCATAGACATAGACCAAGAACTGAAAGACTTACAGCAGGAAATAAACAGTGTCGAACCTAACTGTATTCTTGCGTTGGGAAAAGGAGCCTTATGGGCATTGTCCGGCAAGGACAAAATCGGCTCCTATCGTGGAAGTATATTACACGGAATGGGACGAAAGTTTGTCCCTTCTTACAATCCAGCGCATCTTTCTTGGCAGGCTACAGACGTTGAATTTAAGGGATACTGGAACAGACAAATCATCCTGTTCGACTTTAAGAGGGCCAAAGCACAGTCGGAATTTGGAGACTTGCGACTGCCTTCAAGAACTATTGAAATATGTCGTTCATCTGCTCAACTCGCGGATTTCAGAGCAAGATATAAGGGTAAGAAACGTCGAATGGCCGTCGATATTGAGGCCAATGGAACGTGTATTCCTGTTTGCATGGGACTTTCCTTCTCCCCCCATCATGCGATTGTAGTTCCTCTATGGAACTCTGATGGGCTATCATCCATTCCTACTGCTGATATGGTCCAAATCTGGATAATACTAGCAGAGATGTTATGGGAGAACGACATTGTTGGACAAAACTTCAATTACGACCGTGATAAAATCAAGAGGCTTGGATTTGTTATTAGACGAATCGCCTCTGATATCATGCTTAAGTCGTTTGCAATCAACCCCGAACTACCCAAGAACCTCGCTTTCAATACCTCTATCTTTACGGAAGAACCCTTCTATAAGGATGAGGGAATGTATCACGGAACCATCCAAGACCTATTCAATGGATGTGGTAAGGATGCCTGTGTCACAATTGAAATTGACGAGAATATGGACGCTGACCTCAACGAACTTGGAATGCGGCCATTTTACGAAAACTTCCTGTTACGATTGCCCGATTTGTATTGGTCAATCGAGAACCAGGGTTTTAGAGTTAATGCGGATGCTCGAAATGAACTCATTAGAAAATATATATCCTGGGATGAGGGCGTCCGATACGAACTATTTTCTCTGGTGGGTGCAGAGATTAATGTCAATTCCCACACCCAAGTAAAGTCGCTATTGTGGGATAATCTAAAACTTCCTCGCAGGGAGACTTCCGGTGAAGAAGATATTACTGCTTTGCTTAACACGGCATCCATCTGGGTTAAACGAGACACATCCCACCGCAGAATTTGTGAGCTTATCTTGGAGGGACGTAGAGTTAGGAAAACTGTCTCGACTTACCTTATGGCTCTTCCAGACTATGACGGGCGTATGCGGACTACGTATTTTCCCTGTCTGGATACGGGACGAACATCCACTGGTCAACAGGACCCTCCTATACGACCCTCAATTGAAGTTTTCGACGAAAACGGTAAGAAAAAAGATAAGCCACTGGGCACGGCATTTCAAACGATGACCAAACACGGTGATATTGGTCAGGACGTTCGTAGCATGTATGTTCCTGACAATCATCGTATTGAGTTTATCGATGGCTTCATAGCAGAAATAGAGGAAGAAGAAGAATTCGTCCAAGCAGATTCGTCACAGGCAGAAGCTAGAGTTGTAGCACTGTTAGCTGATGACGAGAAAACGCTGAGGATGTATGATGAACACGACATTCACGCTCTCACTGCTTCTTGGTTTTTCGGTGGCACTGAATTTGATTATTCTAAAAAGGTGCTGGGTTATGAGCATCCTATTAGATTTGCAGGAAAAACTCTACGTCATGCTGGTCATCTTGGGGCCGGAAAACGTAGAGCTGCAACTGAACTTAATACCCAAGCACGTAAGTATAAAATCCCTATTAGCATTACGGAAGCAATTGCGGAACGAGCCTTACTCGTTTTTCACTCAAAATCGCCTCGCATTCAACAGGTATTCCAGGCGCAAGTCATCGAATGCCTCAAAAGAAACCGCACATTAATAGCTCCACTTCCATATGGTGTTGATGCCTCAATGGGAGGCAGACGCACATTCTTTGAGCGAATGGGAGATGAGCTATTCCGAATGGGATTCTCATATCTACCTCAGCGAGCTGTATCAGATAACACAAAAGCAGCGGCACTGAGAATCAGATTTAGAATTCCGAACATCAAGATAGTCATGGAATCTCATGACGCCTTACTGTTCTCAGTTCCTATCAGTAAGAAGTCAGAATGGATTCCAATTATTAAGCAGGAAATGGAACGTCCAATTGATTTCTCGCGTTGTAGTTTGCCGAGACATGAATTGGTCATCCCCTGTGATATTGAAGTAGGCAAGAATTATCAAGACTTGAAGAAGTTCAAGGACGCAGCCATAATCATGCCTCCAATACAGAAACTAACCATGCCTCCCAAATCTGTCACGGAGCAATTCTTAGCTCCAACACTACCACCCGATTCTAAGCTCACAGACATAATCTATCGTGAGCAGGAGAGAAAATTTGAACTTGACTAACCTATCTGTTAGGGACATACCCTGTCCAATCTGTATCAAAGTGCATAACACTCAAAATAAGGCTACACGAGTGGGAGCACAAGACTATTGTGATGTTTACGTATGTAGCGTAGACCCCACTCATTTAACCCGAATCAAAGTTGGAACCGTTAGGACCGAGTGGAATGAACTGGCTTCAGTCAATAATGGACCAACACAAGGAACTTGAGTCTCCACTCTCGTTCTGGTATTGGAGTGCAATAGCCGCAATATCAGCAGTGATGAAGGACCAGATATGGATTGACCGCCAGATTTACAAGCTATACCCTAACATATATGTCATGCTCCACGCGGAAAGTGGACTTAAAAAAGGTCCACCCGTAAGTATGGCTAGGCAGTTAGTAAAGCCTGTAAACAACACGCGAATCATCAGTGGTCGGTCGTCAATTCAAGGAATACTAAAAGATTTGGGAACCTTCCAAACATCACCTGGTGGAAAAGTTCCAATGAAGTCTGTCGCATTCATCTGTTCTTCAGAATTATCATCCTCGATAGTAGAGGATAAAGTAGCTACGAAGATTCTGACAGACCTATATGACAGACAGTATAACGTAGGTGAGTGGCGTTCATTGTTGAAGATGGAAGCTTTTGAGTTAAAAGACCCAACGATAACAATGCTTACCGCGACTAATGAAGCAATGTCAGAGGACTTCTTCACTAAGTCCGCAATACAGGGGGGATACTTTGCGAGAACTTTTATCGTCTATGAAAAAGAGGGTAATGCTACGAATTCGCTGGTATTTCCTCTCTCTAATCCTCCGAATTATACTACTTCTGCTGACTATCTCAAACAACTTAGTAAACTTAGCGGTCCATTTGAATCAATGGCTTCGCTCGAAAAATCTGACCTCTGCCGATATAGAAAGGTTAAATTCGGTAGAGAAATCTGGTTCTCGGAAGTAGGCCAAATATACGATGACTGGTATGAGTCCTTTAAGGACTTACTAAAGACTTCCGAACACAAGGATGAAACTGGCACCATGAATAGGTTCGGTGACTCAGTTCTAAAGGTTGCTATGCTCCTCGCGTTAGCAGAACAGCCGAAATTAGTCATCTCGCCGGAAGCTATGCTCACTGCTATTACTGAATGCGAGAAACTATTAGGCAATGTTCGCAAGACCACAATGGGTAGGCAAGGCATCAGTTCTGCTGCTCTACTCAAGACTATGATAATCATGGAACTGCTGAATCGAGAGAATCATCAAGTCACACGAACAGTGTTGATGAAGAAAATGTGGAGTCACTATCAAAACTCAACAGAGTTCGATGAATTGATGCAATCATTCGATGCGACAGGCATGATAGTAACCAGTTCAGTAGGTAATCAAATTCTATATACAATGCCACAGACTCAAGTCAAGGAATTGAAAGAGTTTATGGCTGGGAAGGGGAAACAATGACTGTCACTACAAAACTAGAATGTCAATGCGTTGTGAAGAACCGTGAAGAAGGAGAATCGCAACGCGATTGGTTTAAGCGATGGATGTGTATGCATCACTGGATGCAGACAGACTACTATCGCGCTAAACTACATGATTGGCAATGGTATATGAATGGCACATTTTGTCGTAAATGTGGTGTTCAAATAGGTAGTGAACAAGAATGCCACTAATAAGTCCACCTACAGACGAGGAACCCGAACCTGTAGTAGAATCACAACCTGTCAATACAGCTTTTAGAGATAGGTGGATTAAATGGTTTCTGGATTGTCCTAACTGGATATGTCCAATCTGTCAAGCTACCAATTTTGGCAGGAATAAGTATTGCGCCTACTGTCATGGTCGCAATGGAATAAAGACTCTTAGACCTGACTGGTATAAGGAGAATACCTACGCAGACTATTACTTTGGAGGGAACAAATGAAGGGTAAAGTAGTTGCGTGGGACAAAGACGGAAAACCTCTATTGAAGGAGCCAGATTTCGTCATGCCAAAATACACTGTGGACCAGAAAATGCTTGATAGGTTGGAGAACGATTTCACCTATCATGCTCCAACCCCCGACCAAATTCCGCGATACACAGCATTACGCGAGGCTGGTTATGCACTAGCATTGCGTATCTGCGAACTCTCCCCACCTAGTAGAGAGCAATCAGTAGCTCTCACACTACTCGACCAAGTAATTACTATGGCTAATGCAGCTATCGCTCGTAACGAAAAGGAATAAGAGATGAACGGCCACATCGTAAAGGTTCTACCAGACAAGAACTTCGGTTTCATTAAGTCCAATGGAACAGAATTCTTCTTTCACAGGAGTGACTTTAATGGTCACTGGGAGGATTTGGTTTCTGATTTTCAAACAAAGAATCCAAAAACTATTAAAGTCACTTTCGATGAGGCGCACTCACCAAAAGGTCCGCGCGCTTCAAATGTCAGGCGAGAAGATTTCCCGAATCAAGCCGTTTAACGAAGAAGAATGGCTTAAGTGGAAGGACATAGAGAGATGCCCATACTCTATGTATGACGAACATTGGGCTTCTTGGTCAAAACGCGATGACATTAGACTGATGCTTATCGCTTTAGACCGTTTCGCTGACTATTTACAAGGAGTGGAAAGTGGAGGAGGAAATAATCCGACTCCCATCAGTAGATAAGAATATAGGTAGCTGCCCCGAATGTGGCAAGACTATTTGGAGCAGCTACCTAATTGTCCATAGTAATGTATACCGTTGTATACACTGTAAGACTTTCGTTTGTCCAGAGGATGTGATTCCCTTCTGAGGTGCCCATGAGGGATATGTTCGTTTACCTAGCCGGGCCTATTACAGCCAGAAATGGCTACACTATTGAAGATAATAAAATCATTGCAGAACAGGTGCTTTATCAATGCCTGAAAATAGGTATTCCTTGTTTCATGCCTCCTATCATTCCTCATTCTGAGGTTGATTATGAGACTTGTTTGCAATATGACAACGCAGTCATTAGACGTTGCACACATATGCTCATGTTGCCTCGGTGGGATGAAAGTCCGGGCGCACTAAAAGAAAGAGCACTAGCCATTGAACTAGGCATACCAATTATTGACTCTTTTGAAGAATTAAAGGAGACATATGGAGAACCTAGAGGAGTTCGTGAAACTGCTACAAGAAAAGTTCGAGGCAGAAATCGAACACAAAACATCGTGGGGGAAGAACGAAGTGACGAACGCCTTCAACAAGGCAATAGTGAAGGCGCTCATCACACTAGCGAACAGTCACAAGATTAACGTGACTTAACGACCGTAGGGAATATCGTATTCTCCTATTCCTTCCATTCCCATGAACTGTTCCATGAATGGAGTAATAGAGGGTTTACCAGCTTGACCAGTGTAAGTCTGAGTTCCACCCCCGATACCGGAGAATGGTAGAACTAGTGGTATCAATTCAGGTTCTTCAACTGCTAGTTCTGCCAAGTCTCCCGCCATCATAGGTAGGAACATCTGCATTATCCTATCCCCTACGTAGACAGGAATCTGCTCGTTAGCACTTCCCAAATCCCAGAAGAATTTCGCAGTCGGGTGTAGCTTGTTCGCAAGAAAATTAATCATGATACTAGTTCTGGTTTCTGGTTTGTAGCCAGAACCAAAATCATAACTCGCACCAGAGCCAGAGCTAGTATATTTACCTCCACCATGACCCATGAGATTAGTCATAAGGTCAATAGGTGTGATACCTGTCTCAGTTTCGATGGGTAGTTTCATCCAGTTAAATCTCATTCTGCTACCTAGAACAAGCCACTGTTGAAATCCCCCACCAGCATCAAATCTAGTATTACCAATCTTGACTTTTCCGAAGTCAGCATTATTCGGGTCTTTACTTACATCAGCACCAAACATCATTTCAGCTATTGAAGCAAAAGTCCACCATGCTCCAACAGTTCTGAGCATAGCTTTAGTATATTCTTTCCGAACTTGTGGATTACCAAAAATATAGGTAGACGGATTCATCATCTTCATCCTCGATGCAATGAGGCGCGGAGAGAAGAATGCGTCAGCCAATAGTTTAGATGCACGTTCAGCACTATATTCCTTCTTAGTGAAGGGAAGTTGTGCCTTTAGTGAACCACGACCAGTGGCAACATTAACAAACTCTGCCAATTCTTTAGCCAGAACCTCGTTCTGGAATGGGTCTAATGCAGCATTACCATCTGCTTTAGCATTGGCTCTTCCAGTTTTTACTAGTTCATTAAGTGTATTAACACGTAGTTCATTCAAGAATAGTGTAAAGGCTCTATTGCTTGCTCTAATATACTTACCATAGAGAGGAATCTTTTCAGCAATCTTTGACCTGAGAGCTTCCTCGCGCCTAGTCAGTTTACTGCCCATATCGGTCATAGCAACACCAATATGTTCAGCATACGAGGGTTTCTTTCCTCGCGGTTTGAATAGTGGGTCTTGTCCTAATTCGGCCATTCGCTGGTCATAATACTTCTGACTACCGAATGCTTTAGCCTGCTCGAAAGCAGCCTTAAACCATCCTTTAGTTCCTACTAATGGTAGTCCTTGTCTGAACATAGCGGATGTTACAAACGGAGGGTCTACCGACATCATAGCGCGAGGTAATTCAAAAGCCTCACGCCAAGGACTAATTTTCTCAGGTTCTCCCTGTGGTTTTCTACCGGGAGGCTGTGGAACTTCAGATTCAAGAATAGGAGTTTTAGGTGGTTTTCCTCCACCCTGTCCACCCATACTTGCCTTAGTGAATACAAAACTCCCATGTTCGTTCATATGAGAGAATTCATATCCACGGTCTTTCATTGCTTTTACGGCATCTGGGGTGGCATGTTTTCCTCTGAGGATTGCAGTCCTAGGAGTTCCTCCTCGAAGTCCTGTATCATCGCCAGGAACATTTCCTTCTCCGGGGATTCTATTTGCTGACTTAACTCCCGTTCCTGAGAGAATGTCCTCTGTAGTTGCTCCTCGCCCCCTTGATTCAGTATAGATGTGTAGTAGTCTCTGAACTTCTGGACTGTATCTCCCAGACTGCCCACCTGAGAGAATTTGCTGAATTCTGGTCGCTGCGGCGAGTCCATTCCTTGTTCCAAATTTGGCATAAATCTCTCCTAGTCTATGGATAAATGGCATTCCATGACCCATGTCAAGTCCGCCCTGTGTGACGGCTTGCTGTAGATAGGTCTGGAGATATCTACCTACTCTTGGGTCAGTAAGGTCTGCATCAGTAATTGGTGGCACTGTTTTGGGGTCCTCAGACCCTACATGCGCCACTTCATGCATTGCGGTTACAACAGTATCTAATGCAGCACTTTCGGGAGTAATATCCATCGCACCTTGAGGAGCTTCTTTTGGCACCTCTGTATGTGCAAATGGATTGATTAAAATTGCAGACGATGGGTCAGTCTTAATTGACCTTGGGTCAGGGATATGAACACCGTAAATACCTGGGTCAAGAGTAATACCTACCCTCTTAACCTTAGCTGCCCACTTAGGTCTTTCTGTAGTAGCTAGAATATTACTAACTAGTTGATTTATCGCATTATTTAGTTCACCAACTACAGGATTAGTTTGAAGTTCCATCAATTCATCAGGAGTCAGCCTATTACCTGGGTCAAATAGAACAATTTCAACCCCGGTAAGTGGGTCTTTACCCATGATAGGCATAGAATCCCACAATTTAGCCAAATCCATCTTCTTCTGGTTTGCAAATGGATTGATTAGCTTGTCTTTGACAAGATTCTCAATTTCTTTTTGCATACCTTCTTTAATAGATTCCCGCTGAACAGGGAATGGATAATTATCATGACCTTCAGGAACCTTTGGATTAATATCGAGAATAATTTCCTCTGGAATACCCTTGGTGGATTCATCCAGATACATACGATTGGAAAATTGATACATTCCATTATTGAGATAGACCATCTTGACAGATGACCTCTCTCCAAGTTCAGCACTCTTGGGAATAAGGACTTCAACGCCAGAATTACCACTATCTACGGTTTCTTTGATAATGGACCTGTCATCGATTTTAGTATTCTTGAATTTTTGACCCACATAACCATAACCGTAGCTATCTACGTCCATTGTAAGGTCAAGATTTCGGCTATATTTACTGATTTCTTCAATCATATTACGAGCATAGAAAGCCTCTTGGCCTTCCTTAAATTTAGTAGTAAAAGTAGTGCCAGTAGGAGTATCCATAGGCACTTCTACAGTATCAATGTCGAATCCAGCTAGAAGTTCTTCAGGAGTTCCCTCGAAACTGGATGCGATTTTCTTGTTACCGATTTGCTTAACAGTTTCAACTGAAAAACGTGAACCACCGAGCATAAAGGTAGCCTTACCGACACCTTTACCACCTGTGGCACCTTCTTCAGTTACCTTACCTGATTCATGTAAGTTAGTATAGACAGTATAGAGTTCTTCAGGACCCATTCCCTTACCATTATCACTAATGGTAATACCATCATTTTCTACTTTAATAGTAGCCTTACCAGATCCTCTCATTAGTTTAGTAGCATCGAAGGCATTCTGTAATCCTTCGCGCACCATAACTGCGGGGAGAGGTTGATTATAGCCCTTAGTTAATTCATCAGCGGCCTTTCTGACATTAACGTCAATTTTGGCCTTTCCTTCGCCTACTTTAGCCTGTAATGGTATATCACCTTTAGCTGCTGCCAAGGGATTCATACCAGTTCTCATAGTTTCTTCAGCAGTTCTCTGAGTAATGGCCCATTCAAGGTCATCAATGTGTTGAAAATCAGCCGGATTAATGCCTAGTATTTTGGCATCATTTTCAGCTTCCACCCAACGTGGATTCTGATTAGTTCTCATTTCGTCGCTAGGCTTAGGCACACGACTAAATAATGGTTCTTCAGTAGGTATGACTTGTTCACCAAATTGAGGTGAATAACCACCTTCGACTGGTTCTCTAGTCATAGGAATATCAGGTTGAAATTCATGCGGTAGTTCTGGACCCGGAACTCTAGGAGTTACAGGTTCATTAAATAGTGGTCCCCTCGTTTCTTCAGGAGGACGTGGAACACGAGAGAATAGAGGTTCATCATCTGGCATTACCTGTTGCGCGAATCCTTCACTCTGACCACGACCAACAGGTCTAGCCATATCAGACTCCATATCTATTAGAGCCTGATTCAAATCTATTGGTTGTCTCCCTATCGGACCAACTTCCTCAGCTTCGATACCAGGAAATTGACGACCAATTCCCAACTGTTCATCAGGTAGTTGAGGAACTTCAATTCCTCGTCTAACTAATTCGCGTTGAGAAACTGTAGAACCATCGGGAAGATGGAAAAAGGGTTCTGGACCTTCAGGGAAATTCATATCATCCATGAAGGCAAATTGCGGTTCCTGACCAGGTTGAGGAACTCTACTAAACATAGGTTCATCCTCAAACTGATTAATATCAGGAGCTTCTTCCTTAACAGTTTCAAATTCCTCAATATCAGGCACACGTTCAGGTGGAGCAGGCGCAGGTCTACGCCGCTCAAACACCATACCTCTATTGGGGTCTACCCCAGTAAAGTCGTAGCCTTGTGACTTAACGTGATTAACTAGTTCTGGTGATGGAGTCTTAATGAATACTTTAGTAGCTTGTTGTGGTTGGGCATTAGGCGAACCTGTTTGGTCCGGTGTAGTTTCTGGATTTTTTGCTCTATTTTGAGCATCCTTATCCAGTGATTCACGTAATTTGGGTAATAGGTCCGAAACACTAGCCGCAGCTTTAGCTTCAGTATCAGGCCACAATCTACTAAGAATTGGACCTTGTGTATTAGGTGTATGTAGTGCTCCTAGTGTGCCACCAGCAGCTTCAATAGCACCACGACCAAATCTACCGGCAGTTTCAGTTAATGGAATATTAGGGTCAAAGAAATCAGTAGCAGCACCACCCATTTCCATACCACCATGAGCAGCAGCAGGAACAGATAGAGCTTTAGCAGCAGTAGATATACCTTTCACTACTTCAGGACGTAATCCTGCTCTAAGTGCTAGATTTGAACCACCTGTAGCTAGTGTGGCTCCAATATTGATTGGCGAAGTTAAGTCAGTAGCTAATTGTCCCAGACCTTGCCCCATACCGCCTACGGCACCTTTAGCCATAGCAGTAAATCTAGAATCATCTAATTCTGGTGTAGTCATCCAGTCTGCAAATTGCTTTCCCCATCGTGAGGGAGCTTCCCACAGACCTTCATTTAATGCACCCCAGATTTGTGAACCTAGACCTGGAGTTTCTACACTAGGATTACCGTAATCATCTAAATCTGGAGGCTTCTGGTCAAATTTAATCGGTTGACCAGCATCATCTAAATCGGGCGGTTTTTGTTTTGGTGGATACATCTCTCACCTAACCAGGAACAGCAGTCCAGCCACCACCTTGTTTTGGAACATATTTCCATCCCTGTGGAGCAGGAGGAGGTTTACTAGGTGAAAATCTAGGAGTAGGAGTTCCACGACCAGAACCACCACCCCTACCCCCACCTTGACCAGATGATGGAAAAGTAGGTTCTTGTCCTTCTGCACCATAGATAGCTTCTTGTATCATCTGATGCTGTTGTGGTGAAGGACCACTACCAAATGTGCCAGTTTTAGGTGGTTTAATAGTAAATGTATTTCCTGCTCCAAATTGAATCCAACGCCCCAATTCTGGATTACGTTGGGCAAATTCCTGAGCAGCATTATAGTGTCGAATTTTAGTTTGAGAAGGTAATTCAGGTCTAGCAGATGCACCGCTAGGTCTAGGAGTAGGAGTTCCAACAGGAGATTGACTCCTATCTCTGGTTTCTCCAGTTATTTCATTATACATAAAGACGTTTCCATCTTTATCTGTATAAGGCTTCCAGCCTCTAGTTTCGGCAATATCAGTCCTACCCTCTTGACGAGTAGTTTCAGTTTCTCTAGCTTGTTTACCAGTTTCTTGAATTCGAGCAATAGCATTTTTCTGCTCAAGTTCAAGTTTCTCTTGTGGAGTGAAATCCTTCGATTCCCAAGAGGTTTCAGTGATTTTACCAGTCGCAGGGTCCATAATCCGAACGCGAGGACCGTTAAAATCGAACTTCAAATTAGGGTTACGAACCCTATAATCATATGCATCAGCACGCTGCTGACGAATCTTATTTTGAACATCTTGATTCTTCGCGGTTTGTTCGTTTCGACGCGAAGTAACCTCACTTTGGAGAGTATTATGCGCTAATTGACGCGCATTGATATTTTCCTGCCTCTCAAGATTTGCAGACTGATAAGCAGGTTCAATTCCAGCCTTCCAATCGGTCATTTTACGAGTATAAGGTTCAGAAGCCACCTTAAACCCTGTTTCATGACCACCAGGACCAAAAGCTGATAGTGCAGCAGCCGCACTACGCCAAAATCCTGGTTTTTCCCATTTTGGTTGGTCTGTCATCATTTGATTGAACCTATCACTAGCCACACTTTGTGGTTGATAGAGTTCTTTCATACGTTGAGTTACATCAAATTCAGATTGCTGCATTGGTAGTCCAGATTGAACAGGAATATTAGGTAATTCAGGTGGCATTCCACCACCCATTCCACCCATAGGACTAGGATATGTGGGAGATTCAGGCTGAAAGATGTTTTTCATCCTCAGCATGTCTAATCCATTTCGGAAGAAATTAGGCATCGCCATGAGCTTCCTCCTTAGCCGTAGCTAGGACTACGCCCATAACATCGGCAAGATGGAGAGTTTTACCATCTCCGATACCGAATTTCTTCTTGAAGTCCTGAGCCATAGGCCCAAAATGAGTAGTATCATCACCCTTATATTTCCAAGTCTTAAGAGGTAGTTCTTTAAGGTATTTAGCCATCTTAGAAGTAGTGCCTCGACCGACTGATTTAATCTCAGTCTTGGCATTTCTATCAGATAGTGCCATAGCAGCGTAGGGAGCAACAGTTCCGGCCACCGATAGTGCAGTTTTCCACCACGGTGTTCCTTTCTGTTCATGACCAAGCTGCTGACTACGCATTTGGGCATCGAGATAGCCTAAACCAAACTGATTTCTAGCTTGGTCCATTCCAGCTCTCTGACCATATGCGTTAAGAGCCTGATTTCCGAACATATTAGCCATGCCCGGAGTAGTGCCATATAGACTCTGCATACCACTAAGGGCACCAAGTCTACCTTGCATACCCATTTGTTGAGCCTGCAAGTCTGCACCTTGATTAGCTAATGCAGCCTGTTGTCCTAGGCGAGCATCATCTAGTGACATTCCGCCCATTGTGCCACCAACACCATGAATACCAGCAAGACCAGCAAGTCTGCCTTGTCTAATATCCTGTGCTAGTTGAGCATTTACACCAGTCATAGCATCAGCCATTTGACCAGGTAATTCTCTCTGTGCGCGAGATGCAGCAGCTATATAGTTAGGGGCACCTCCACCACCCCCTAACGCTCTAGCTCTATCCATTTCCATCATGGTATTACCATAAGCGGAACGGATAGGTGCTATGCCTCGCGCACGAAGTTCCTGAATATCTTGCGCGGAGTATCCACCAGTTTTGGCGAATTCTCTGTATCCCGGCATTGCTTCACGAAGATATCCGTATGCTTCGTTAAGCTCACCGGGACGCTGATAGTTCACGCGCTCGAATGATGGTTTGAAAGAACTCATGAAGTTCTTGTAACCACCCATAATATCGCCATAATCCTGCGTAGCTTGGTCCGCAGACTTATTAAAGCGACCCATGAAATTCTGACTGACTCCACCCATCTCATTTTCGAGTTGGGAGGGCTGCTGTGTCTGGTTATAGCCAGTTACAGCCCTGTTATAGATGTCAGTCTGATTAGGTGCCGGAGTTGTTTTCTTTTTACCCATTGAGTATCATCCTGAGCACCGTTTCTTCACGTTTTTGGAAGCCGTGCTGAATAAGATGTTTCGCGTATTCATCGTCAGTCACAAAAGCGTGAAGTTCTCGAATTTTGAAGATTCCACATGTATACATACAAAATCTCTGAGCCTCAACTAGAGCCTTACCTACTTGAATTCGGCTCTTAGTTTTATCAGTTACCAAAAGGGCTTCGGCAATACCTTCTACACCGCCAGCCATAATGATTTCTTTATGACCATTCTCAATTACAAAGGCACTGAGAAGGTCACGTTCTAACGGAAAGTCTAGGTCTGGATAATTCCGTTCATGAATTGCTTTTAGAACAGGAATATCCTCCATTTTCATAGTTCGGATATTCATTTTCTACCCGCGTGTCCAACGGAGTAGTGATTGCCATCTCCGAATCTACCTCCCCAATGACATATAATGTCCGGGGGTGTAGATAGTCCTTCCCACCATTCTCCCAATGACCGATGAGAGTCCGTAGATGACAGATAAACTCCATTTTTGAATAGATTTATGTCTACTGCTAGTTTAAGGGTATGTAAGGAATTTTTGATTCCCTTACCTAACTTGAACAGTCTTTCGGCTTCTTCTGGCGAACGATAAACCTCGCCAATAGTAACTTCAAATCCTTGTGCCTCAGCTTCTAAGATTAATAGGGAAACAAGTCGAGCGAATACCGACTGTTTTTCTCTAAGAGTCTTAGCCAAGAACCGACCTCTCACCGTCAATAGTCAGAACAAGGATATTGTTAGTTCCTGCGAATGCCTGGAAGATTTCGGTTTCTTCCAGAACATACATACAGAAATGGTCTAGAATAGTATTTGCGCCAATTGTATAGGCGTCAAAAATACGTGTGCCTGCAGCATCAGCACCAATCGATGCCGTAAAATTCACAGCAGAACCACTAGGATTCTGGATATGAATATGTCTGATAATTGCTTTCTCATTTGCTGAAACTGTAAATTTCGTAGCAGCAGCGTTTGAGACTTGCGCTGGACCGTGAAATCGATGTGCAATGCGAGGCATTTTATCTCCTGGTATTAACTGAATCTAGTAGTGCTTGACGCCTTCTTCTAAATTCAGTGATTACTTCCGTAGTCCACACCGCACCAATAATTCTAACTAGTCGAGGTTCAGTTTCTGTATGAGTAGAACTTGGTTCAAGAACACGACGATGATGTAATCTATTGATTTCAACACCATCTCGTTCAATAACAATATCTTCTCGAAGCTGTATTTGACCATCTTCAAGAATTGTAATTACGCCAAGAGCAGGACGTTCTGTAATCATTATGCATCTGACCTATAAACGACACAACCACGAAAGAAAGTATTATTACCAATATCAGCAGCTAGTAAATTTAAGTCAGCATTGCCAGCGGCTGCTTGTGCTCCGCGAACGTAACAAAAGGTAGTAGTTTCTAATGTTAATCCAACTACAAATACCCAATTAGTTGCAGTATTACCCCATTCTATTGCATGAATAGGTCTAGTAGTTGCAGCTTCAGCAGTAAAAGGTAGTCCTGATATCTGAACATTTCCAGTAATAACTCCTTCAACAGTTAGTGAAACTTCATATGGACATACAACAAGTCTACCAACTTTAATGTATCTACCTACCTGAGTTCCATAGGTTTGTCCACTAGTTCCACCATCTCCACTTATTACAGGAGTCCAGGAACCTTCTTCATAGTCATCAAGACAATTAGCATTAGATGATGCAACTTGTGTTGCAGGAAATTGAAGTCCATCAGCACCAAGTAATGCACCTGCACCACCAGTTATGATTTGAAAAATACCTGAATCATTACCTAGTGTAACTTGGACTGCATTATTAAGTTTTGCAATAGATAGTCCTTGTCCATTTTGTGACTGTAGGAATATTAATGCAGGAGTTAATGCACTTCCAGTTACAACATTTATAGATGCTTGACCACTGTTATGTCGAACATCTAATGCAGTATTTGCACCAAATCTAGTATTAAATATCCAAGCACCAGTTACAGTTTCATTAAGAGATAAATGAGCTATATCAATTGGAAGTAATGGAACTACTTCACCACAACATTCAAAATATCCTTCTGGAATAGCATATCCACTCATGCTTCCAGAACCAGAAGGACCAGCAGGACCAATTGGACCTTGTATACCTGGTGGACCCCACATTCCATCTTCGCCATCTTGTCCATCCATAATGAATGGCAAAACCGCGTCGATTACTAGTTTTTGACCTTGATTATTGAAATTAATGCCTTGACCAGGCCATAATTGTCTACTATTAGGTAAACTAGCTTGGTCATTATTAACTGTAGCGAAGGTTTGACCTAATATTCCACCCCCACCGCCTCCGCCACCAGTTATGATTTGAACACCAGTTAATGCCTGTCTTACAGCATTTATTAATTGGTCAACTACAAAGAACAGAGCATTATTCTGTTGTTGAATACCTGATGTAAGCAGACTAGCATGTAGTCTGTCTATGGCCTCTGGTGTCATACCAGCCATTAGCCAGGATACTCCATTGCAACAGCCTTAGCGAAAATTACGATTCGACGAATATGAAAAGTTTCGTCAATTGCGTCAGTATATCCAGTTAAACGGATTCTTTGAGATTGAAAGTTAGCCAATCTAGTAGGTTCAATTCGTGTAGTTGGATTTAGAGTCAAATCGGCTAGTGGTTGAGTTTGAATATTATCTAAATCTTGTAGTCCAAGATGTAATACACCTGAACCAGTCACACGTAGTCTTACTGAGACTACATGATATTCATTCTCCCCTCCACCCTTAGCCACCGATATATCCTGTCTTGAAAGTTGGGTCAGGAATCTTTCTATCTACGCTAGGTTGACCAGTTTGCCTATCATAGAGAGTATCGTCAGTTTTACCCGGAACTAGAGTATAAATACCAGTTACATCCTTCAAAAGAGTGAATGCAACTTGTCCATTGAAATTTAATCCACCATTAGCTAAAACAGCTATTTCTGGTGGGTCTAGTGGGGGGTCAACCCAAGGAGTTTCAGGTGGCAAACAGTTAGGCGGAAAGAACTCTCCATTCGCCCATGAAGTTGCACTACCAAGAATGACAAAATAGTTGTAAACTACTCCGTTTACATTTAAAGTGGTTCCAACACTAAATGAATCAATTGCACCAGCAGTAATAGCAGTAGTAGAATTGCCTAAAGTGCCAAATTGAGCACTATTTGCCCCTGTATGCGATGGGTCACGGAAAAACGCGGGTGACGCACTAACAGGTTGAACAATAACAAATAGTGGAAATCTTCCAGTTACGACTGGATAGGTAATTACACGATTTCCACCAGCACCATTACCTATATAGGTGCCGATTTGAAGCATAGTAAATCCGCAATTCGGGTCATTTTGACGCCACAATGAATAATTAGTTTGCGAGTTAGTTGAATGGAAAGCATCAGTTGATGGACTAAAGACACCAACTCCGAAAGTTCCAAAGTTATTACGTAATCCACCATCCATTTCTTGGCCTACGCTACCAGTATTACCTGGTCCTTTAGCCATGAATTCAACTACGTTGGATGTGGATAGTTCTTCACCTTGAACGAATCCCCATTCAGGCAAAAATGAGGTATCCGCGAGTAATTGAGTTCTAGGTCCAACTTGACCTGTTGGATTGATGTTATAGGCACCACAATAGTTGAATCGCATTCCTGGGTCACAGAAAGCAATATATTGAAAAGTTACACCACTAGCATTATTTTCTGCGTTAGTTCCTGTAACTGTAAAAGAAGTCTGACCAGTTACAGGGTCCGTATATACCATCGCAGGAAAATTAGGAATTATTCTTTCTGCTACTCCTGGATGACCATTAACACCAGCGCCAAACCAGTTCATACCAGTTGTGCCACCTGTAAGTGGTCGTATGGTTAAGTAATGGCATGGAGCAGGCAAATTAATTGTCTGTGCCGTCCCATTACCTACATATGTTCCACCAACTGCGTAAACTGGCGCATCAGGAACCCTACCCGCAAGTCCCCAAAATGTGTTAGCAGACCTAGCATTATGAACGAAATCTTGAGGGAATTGTAGAACTACATCTTCATTATCTTCTGGTCCCCAAACTCCAATGTATTCTACCACTACTACCAAGCCAGCAACGGCAGCATTAGCAGCATCATTAGATTTCTGATATCTAATAAGAAATGGATTAAGAGGAGTAGGCAGTATCATCCCAGAAGGATTATACATTACAGTAAAGGCTGCACCAGTACTAGTTTCATTGATGGTAGCCATAACAAAGCCACCACCAGCGAATGAATAGCCTAATTGACCATCTGTATTAAGTGAATTAGAACTTCGCACACCGACAATGGCAGCTACAGGTCCAATGGCTAGTCCTACACCATTAGGCTGAACACCACTATCTATATCTCGTAGGTCTGTAGTGCCGGTAATAGTGGCATTTGCAGTAGTAGAGTTAAGAACCGAGTTTACTGAAAGAGGTGAACCTAGTCTGCCTTGGTTAATCAATAATCCTGCACCAGCCGGAGTAAAATTAGGTGCAGATACAGAAGTGCAATAATGAGCAATCATATGACTGCCCAAATGCCAATCAATACTATCGAGTGATTCTACTCCTAGTTTATTAGGAACATCTGCAGACATCCAGTCACAGAGGTCATATTCAACTGTATTATCACCTGGAGAATTATTCCTCCCAAGTTCACTATGTGCATGGAATTGTGGCCCTTGGTCAAGACCATTACCATCCGAAATTACTTGGTCTATTACTAATACATGATTAATGTATAGTCTGAATCTTCCATCATCTGCTCCACCAGCAGAATATTTGAGAAGGATATCAATAAGATACCATTGATTCAGAGCCAGAACTGTAGTGGCACCAATTAATGTTTCATTACCAATATTGCTTCTATTATTAGCTTGAATTACTCCAGTATTTCTGAAATATAGTCTAGCCCCTGCCTGACTGGAGACATTGCCTCCACATACCCAGAAGGCATTATCTCCTGTTCCTACGACTCTAGGCTTAAAATAGAATCTTTCCCAGGAAGTTCTAGTAGTAAAACCTGCAATGTATTCATCATTTCTACGAACCCAGTTAGAACTAGTTGCACCCCTGACCGGAATACCTAATCCATCCATTACACGATTAGATACTCTACAGCCAGTTCCTTCACCCGCAGCAAAGGAATTAGCACCTTCCATTAAGGGTGTATTCTGAATACCGCCAATCCACCTTCTGCGGGGTATTGGAGTAGGGTCATCAGAATCTTCCACGACACCATTAGCCATAATGATGCCGCCAGCCCATAATAGAGTCATGCTCTGGCCTTGCCCAATAATCGGAGGATTAGCAGGCTGACCAGGAACATTATAAGATGCTATACCTTCATTTAGAAAAATTCCAGATGGTCCCGGATGCATGATTTGAGCACCCGGAGTATAGGGAAAGTAGAAAATGAAACCTTTTGGACCCTCTCCATAAGCAGGACCAGGAAAAGGTATATCAAAGAATGCAGCAGCTTGTAGTGGAGAACCAACAAACACTCCACCAGTTACATTATTTCCACCAACCGCAGCAATGGCAAAATCATACTCATCCCGGTCCGTAAACCAGATAGAGTAACTCGCATATGCTGTATAAGCCATTAGAATTGACTCTCCGCTGAGAATCTCGGCAAAACAACGATTTTTGAACCATTAACAGGTCCAAAAGGAACATTTGCTGAAGGAAATCTTTCAGCCCACATTAGTTTTCCATCACTATTTCGAGTTACAAAATAGCCATAGATTGTATTTGGCCCCGCGACTGGACCATTGAAAAGCCACTGTTCTAAGGCGCGCGAGGCAATAGAAGGAGCACCGGGAGTAATAGTCCAACTTGCAAATAAAAGTGGCCTACTGGTGTAATTACCACCAGATATTTCAGTGTAATTGGCAGCAACATCTCCATCAGCAGGAGTTTTGTCATTGCCATAAAGTCTCATGGTCAAAGCAGGAGTCAAAAGGCTAGTGATAACCTCGACTTCCAATGCATTGGGCACTTTTAATGGCATTCTACACCTGGTCTGCGCCTAGAAGGAGTTCACTGATGTTTATGAGACAAAGCGTATTGATATTCGTATCAAAAGACCAAGGACACCAACGAATCTTCTTTGGGTCCAATCCATTTGAATAATCAGCAAATAGAATACTTCTATCAGTTTTGACCATGTAGATTCTCTGTCCTACAGAGTCATTTACAATTTGAATTCTTCGGTTATCAGTCTTGAAAGTTTGTTCACTCCAAAGGTCAGATATTTTCCAACTTAGTTCAGGTAGAATGTATCTACCATTAAAAATAGCCATACCTACATAGCAAGCTATGATGAGGTAGTCCACATTCGCTGCACCAGCATCCACAACTGTCGCAATGCCATGAACACCAGTCCCCATAGCGTTATCGATAATAGTAAGGGGCCAAGTAGTCGGAGCATCTCCATTATCCACGAATGACACAGTTTTGTTTCGCTTCGTAACGTAAAATACGTCTCTAAGCTCAGCCATATTAGTGACAGGATTGCCGTCAGGAGGAACAAGTAGTAGACCATCTATCTGATTAAATGCCTCGGGTTCTCCTACGGCACTTACCCTAACAAGAGATATATTGTCATACTCAGTGCATAAACACATCCTATTGTGATAAGTAGTAAGATTAACTCCAGCTTTGACTTCCGCAAAGTTGTCGAGGAGATGGCTCGCGTCAAGAAGTAAATCTGCATCAAAAAAGCTGATGTTATTAAGAATAGTGACAGTATTATTAGGAATCGTAGCTCCGGGGATAAAGAATAGTTGGTATCCATTAACGTCACCGTTATAGGATTGAATTACCTTAGAAGCAACTAAATGCTTCTTAACAACAAATGTATCAGGAGAATTTGCAACAGTTGAAAAATCAACAGCTTGTAAAGCAGTGGTAGTGTGTGCGACAAGCCCTCCGGGTGCCGTAAGATATCCAGTATCAGTCTCATAGACATAACCGAATATATGCACACCAGCGTCAGTAAAACCAGCACCACCATTCGTTGGTGTAATGTTGACAGTGGGTTTATTACCTGCAATTTTACGTGCTGAGGTTCCATCACCTTTATACACGTAAACAAACTCATTTTGAAGTCCACGTTCACGATTTAGACCTCCTATTAGTTCAGTAGTAAATGGAGTAATATAGGCACGGCCAGCGTATGGACAGAACCCAAAATCAGTCATATTAGGAATAGTAAGAATAGGACCAAACATTGTAGTTGAATCTACAACGTGGTAGATAGTTCCGCCAGCAGTTAAGACAAGAATAGTCTGTTTATCAGTAGTGGGATAGTTATACATTCTCAGAATATTGGACAGAGGTGAGCCAATATTCTGGTGTCTACCTATTCCATCTCTTGTAGCAAACCCCTGACCACCAACAAATTGAAGATTATTACACTCAGAGAAATGGTCCATCGGTGTTTCCTCTATGTCGCCACGCGCATAGAGTCCGTTGAACTGTTCGAGTGTAATAGGCTGATGGTCTCTCATAGCGTTGGATAACCTTTATCACTACCGCCAACCGGGGCAGTTATGCGTTCCCAGCATAATGATTAAGTTACCCAACCTCCACGCTTATAACCTGCTCTAAACGGACGACGACGTGTCATGATATTTTGCTTACCTTTCGAGCTAATACCAAGAGCACGGTCCATACCTAGAACAGCATAAGCATTTAAGGCGTTCGCGGAAGTAATATTCCGCTCAATGAACTCAGCAAGTAAACCTGCTGTTCGATATTCGAGGAAAGTAGCAGCATTGATTACATTGATGAATGAGAATTCATTCACTACAGGTTGGAAAAGTTGCTTAATGTAATCGATTTTGATGTCGTTGTCACCAGTGCAAGGTAATACCTTGATTTGATTAGATTGCCATACATAATAGATAAACTGACTGATTGAAGTTCCCTCAAGATTATGGGGAAGATAGTCACGTTTAGTCATGGGAATGAAGGGGTCAATACCTTCATTTCGTTCCCATAATTGCTGAGGCTCTATCAAATCAGACGGAAGGGTAGGGACTCCAACTCCGTTGAAAACAATTGTAGTTGCACCAGCAGGCATATTGATAACCGCGGAAACCTGTTCGGTAACAGGCAAGGAGTGGAGTTCAAACTGTTCTTGTAACTCCTGTAGTGCGAGATTAAGGTAAGGAATTTGTGCAGCATAGGTGTAGACCGTTCTGGCGGAATCGTTCATTAAGGACGCCGCCTTGTCCATAACAGTTCCCGCCAGAAGGTCTACAGTAGCCATGTTATGCCTGTTTCGGTAGACCCTGTTTCATTTCCAACAACTTCTTAGTCATTGGATGGTCAGGATCGGGGAAATGACAAGTTGCACAAATTGGGAAGTCAGGGTTCTTGAGGCTTCCGCAAGCCTTACAACGAACCATGCTAACCATAACGAAGGACTTCATCCAGTCTTTCGTTCCTGCTACTCCCATTTCACGAGCAGCAAGTCTGCTATCTTCAGAAATAGTCAAGGGATTTCCCTGTGAGCGTGCCCACAGAGCATCAGCAGCATTAATAAGATTCTCATACCACTTTCTCTGTAGTCTGAGAGCCTTATCGAGCTGTGTCTTGAACTTTTCCTTGATTGATTCAGAAGTATGTTCTCCCGGAGTATAGAAAAGACCGGGAGCGGACTGTTCAGGAGTAAACATGAACAATCCATTTGAATAATCCCTGACTACTGATTCGGCAATCTGAATCGAGGAGACAGGAATTTCAAGTAGTGGCATTTCCTCGTCAATTTCTCTCCACCACGAGGATGGCCCCACTACGCAAACCGCGGGCTTATCATAACTCCCAGGAGGAATTACAAATAGTCCCGGTTCGATAGTGTATTTCCGTTCTTCGATGAGTCTTGGATAGATGCTCACAATTGTGGCTCTATCCATAGGATTTACAGGTTGTTTTACCGTTCTACGGCGCAACTCCCTGAAATCAAAATGAAATCCTGCTGGCATTAGGTTTTGTCTCCCATAGTATCAGATTTTTCGTAATTTCGAGGCACAATTACTGCCTCACCAGTAACAGTTCGCATCATTAAGTCGGATTCGTCTCCGAATAGTTGTTCAACAAGGTCGTCAATACGCTTCTTGTTGATTGCTAGTTGTTCTTTTGGGTCAGAACTCACATCTGGGTCGTAATATTTACGAACATTCATGGGATTGCGAGTTTTTACTGATAAAACTAAGTCAATAACGAATTGACAAGCCCAAAATTCAGGTTTAACAGGTTTTTCAAATCTATCTTTGAACTTCCAAATACACTCGTAGGACTTTTTAACTCCCGCGAGTTCACTATCGTGTTGTATGGGAACGAGAACAAGGTTCTCAAGTATCCACATATCTTTAATCCACGAATATTTTGGAAGTTTCATGAGTTCGGGGAACAGTAACCGCACACCATTAGCAGTTACATCATCAACCCTCATCTCATATTGGTCAGCAGCCCACGAAACTCTCCACATAGGCTGCGAAGATTCTGTATCAATGCCATACGTCTCACGTAATTGGCGATTGATTTCTTCTACGTCAGATGGTAATACTGGATAATCCATAAAATTGGTGGGGGCCACACCTTATCCCCCACCCTTCTCCCATCTAGTTAAACTACGCCGTGTGGAATCCACTTTTGTGCAAGTGTGCTCCAACAATATGCGTAGAGTCTGTTTGTGGCAAGTGCCTGTAACACTGCTACGTTACCGGCAGCAGTGATTGTTACTCCAGCACCATTAGTGTATACGAAAATCAACAATCCACCCTGACCACTCTGAATGAGCGGATGACGAATGTTGTCAATGTTCGTAGTTCCAGTAATACGAGTTAAGTCAGATTTAATCTGAATAGTTGCAGCGGATGCAACTGATTCTTCTTTTAGACGACTAGAACCATATCCAGGAATCATCCCTCCACCTCCTGTGATTCCTTAACTGATTGTCAGCGTCCACGTAGTTCCGCTTTTAGTAGCGGTAACTGTGGTAGCTGCACCAATTGAAATGGGTGACATTATCACGCCATTCCGATACATAGTAATCATATTTTTATCAGCGTCGATGGTGAACCATTCGACACCAGTAAATTGTTGTGCAGTTACGGTCAGTCCAGCTCCAGCAGTCCCGGTGAGCGTAACTGTGGCTGACATGATTAACCTACTGGCACGTATTTGGCAATATTCGGGTTATAAACTAACAGCATGATTTCTCCAGCGACGGAGGCTTTAGCTGTCAGAATATTTCCCGCTGCTGTTACGCCTGCAACTCCCGCGAACTGAATTGCAATCATATGCAATCCAGTAAGAACAGGAGTAATGTTGACAACCGCAGTATTACCAGTGAGAATAGTGAGAAATCCCACAGGAGCAATAGTTGCGGCTGATGCAATAGTAACGGGTTTCTGTGCCAGAGGACTCTGGAGAGAAACCCAGTTTTGAAAATCAAGTTCGGGTGCTGGCATGTGTATCTCCTTTTGATTACTAATAGTTAATGTTAGTAACCAGCCGGGACAGCCAACACATCGATATAGGCACAAGCAGCAGGGTTCGAGACGAACGTCTGCATACCGTTGACCATATAGAAGATGTCAGCAGTCATGACACCACCTGAGGGTCCGCGAATCTCGAAGATTCTACGCCCATCAGTAGTATAGAATCCGATGGGGAGGATTTCTCCACGACCCCAAACTTCATCTACTACAAAGTCAATACGAGTCTGGTTCCAATTGAAGGAACAAGTAACGTCGGCGCCAGCCATCTGCTTGTCGCCACCGAAATACATGTTCAACTTCTCATCTTTGGCAACCTTCTGGATAATGGAAACAAGCTGTCCGATTTCCTCGTAAGCCTGTTCCTGACAAGGATGCATCCAAGCCTTGGGCTTGAAAGTGTTGTCAATTCCAACACGGTTGCCAATCTTATTCATCGCCAATCGTGGGAAAGGCAATGAGAGTGGATTTGAGTTAGCATTGACTCGATTGGCTCGAATTTCAGGCGTGGCCGCACGCGAGAAACCCAACCAAGTCCCAGTTGAGGCATTGCTGTGATGATAAGGCACACCATACAACGCCGGGAGAGAAGTAGGTGCAGAGATACCGTTAGTGACAATCAAGTCAGTAGCGATAACACCTGCAATCTGTGGAGTGATGGAAATCGTCTTGTTTTCGACGTCCCACTGAGTAATAACACCGCTACCACGGAGAGTTGCAAGCGTTGCGTCGAATACTTGGACGGTCTGTCCAAATCGCATCAACCTCGCACCAAATCCATCAGTAGTCAGCGTAATAACGTTGGAACCGCCAGCAGGGGTATCAGTGGTGACAGTTCCGATAACACCGTTACCGGGCTGCATCATCTGAGAATCCAACTGCCTACGCAGTTCATCAAGTGCGGTAGCCGTAAGACGACGGACACCATTAGTAATTGCCTTTCGCTCATCATCAGTAGACCACTGAGTGAGCTTCGTGTATTCGATGTTCTCGCTTACGAATACACTAGTAACAACAGCTTTGTCGAAGGTAGGTCCGCCACCGCGTCCCAAATCTCCGCCATCAGCATTGAAATACTGAAAGCTTCCACCAGGACGCAATTCCAACGGAACTCGCATCTGACGATTGCTGATTTTTTCTACGTCACGCTTCTTGATGTTGGCGTAGAATTTATCATCGCGCTCGAACAGAACACGAATCTTTGGAATTACTCTTTCGAGTTCTAGTGCGGCTACCTGGGATTCTACAACAGCCACAGGTAACTCCTATGTCCAAATGATGCGCATACCAGTTACGATACCCGCAGCATTTATGACGATGTTTGCCGGTAATGCAGTAGAGTCAAAGGTAACAACAGTGGGGTCAGTTTTGTGAATTCTAATCCCAGTATCGCCACCCACACCCTTGAGAGTTAGTGCTTGAGTATTACCGGAAGGAGGAATAATCGTGGCTCCTTGTGGGGTGCTTCCACCACCGGGCAACGTAATAGTATTATCACCGGCAGCTAACGAATGAATCGTTATACTACCAGGTGCAACACCATTTGGCGCTGCGGGCAGAGAATTAGTGGCTTGTATATCACCACTGAAGGTGATAGCAATAGTTCTTACTGCGGTTACAGCCATCTAATCCCTACCTTGGAAGTTATTCGGAGTTAAGAAAATCCAATGTGCTCATTCCCGCAGGAATGTCCTTCGCGTTCTTTATCTTGCCGGGACTTGTGGCTCTCGGCTTACCTGACGGAACTGGACCCCTTGGGGTCTCTCTTTCTTCTTCCATCTCCCTTACACGATGTCCCGTTCCTCGCAAAGCATCATTTCGGGCCTTTTTAATGACTGAAGGCAACAGTGTTTTTGCTCTGCTAAGAAAGGCACGCCTTACCCGTTCCTGAGACGCATCTGAGAAGTTTTCCTTGAAAACAGTTTCCCAGAGTTTATCGGCCAAACCCTTGAATCTGGTATCTTTCTCCATCAGATTAGCAAGGGTTTCGACAGCATCTTTTACAGCGTTCTTCTTAACGTATTCCTGCATAGACCCTTTAGGGTCGATATGCGATTCGATAGTGTTACGAATAACATTATTAACGCGGGTATTAACATTATTGTGAGCAACTTCAAATTGCTGACGGATGAATGCTTGTTCTCTCTCCGCTTGTTGTGTATTCTGCTGTGCTTCTTGTGGATTCTCACGAGCTAGATTGAATGGCTGAGTGAATTCACTACTACCGAAAAGAAATTGGTTAAGAATCTGCGCGGCACTTTCCAGCGCCTTATTATTCGATGCGCGAGATTCCTTCACCATTGCTTTAATAGTGTATCGGCCAATATTTCCAAGAATATGACCATAGGCTCGCTCATCAACGGAAGCGAGAGTATTCATGTATCCATCAACAATCTTCAGAAAACTATCAGGATTTTCTTCCTTGACAGCCTTCAGAACATTGACGATAGAGCCACCCATAATTTCACCCTCGAATTTATCGAGAGTTTCAGCTTTTTCAGCAACTACTTGGGCATCCTTTACGGTGCCAAACATTTCCGTGAACTGTTGATCACGGTAATAGGAATTTTCTAATTGAGGAAAATCCTTGAACAAGTTTGGATACTTGCTCAGAATTTCTTTTCGTCGAACCGGAGTTACAAGTTCCAGTTTTTCTTCTGGTGGACCTTCTAATTCCGCTTCGATTTCTGCTAATTCGTCAGGTTCTTCCTCACCTTCTGGTTCTTCTTCTTCCCCTTCAGGCGATTCTTCTCCCTCTGGAGAAGTTTCTTCTTTGCTTTTTCCACCCTTTGCCGGTGGCTTACCGATATCAAGAGTTTCTGGAGTTTCATCATCATCTTGACTTAAAAAGTCAATAGCATCTTCTTTCCCCATGCTACGACTTTCAAGTGATTTTCCCCCAGTAGGAGCAGGAGGACCACCAACAGGGTCAGGCGAAAAGAATTGAGGAATCTTACTGAACAGTAGCGACATTTTCTTCTCCCATTATTGGTGCTTCTTGGTCCTGTTCAGTTACTTCAGAACCTTCTTCACCTGATTCTTCTTGCTGTTGTTGTTCCTGCATAGCAGCCATTTGCACAAATTGTAAATGCATCTTGGCATGTAGCAGGACGTTCTTGTAACCAGCTTCGTTTTCTACTTTGGCTTGTCTACCAGCCTCACCAATTATCCATTCACGACAGATATCAAATTGAATCTGATGGTCATCGAAGTCAGGTTCAACTTCAATAGACGGAAATTCTTGTGGCATTGCTGGTTGTCCCATCATTACCATATTCGGGTCTGGTGGCATGATGATGGGTTCAGAATTCAACAAGAGCTTAATTTCATCGTATTGCTTGTTTCTATCCTTTTCGCCAGGAACGATGAAATCAGACAGACCAATTGCATCACGAATAATTGGCAGATTTTCTGGAGCAGCCAGAATTGCAAGAATTTGTGGATTTGCAGCCTGTAAAAGCTGCATTACTACGTCCTTCTGTTGTGACCACGTAATCGGTAGGTTCTCATTCGCTTCAAGTTCCACTTTGCCAAGTTTTCCTTCCAACTCGGCCTTGCGAATGAATACATTGATGAAATTCCCATCTTTGTCACGTTGAACGTCACGTTCATCATAACGTGTTTCCTTGATGAACATGGGAATCGTTTTGCCAAAGATTTCTTTCCACCAAGTAGTAAATATCTTCCAAGTATTTTGGAGGCGCTGTAAGGCTTGAGCACGGCTCATTGAGTATTGAGAAGCTGTCTCACTGCCTTCTAAAGCACCTCCAAATAGCGATGGTAAAGCTCCAGAGACTAATTGTGCAAGACTCTGTATGTTTTGTGCAAACGGCATTACTTCGGCAGAAAGAGTTGCCGTTTTGACTTCGTGGAATGCATCTCCCACACTCTTTCCTGATTTTGGTGTGGCCTCGTAAATGCCACCTGGAGTTGATTCCATTTGCCTATAGGCGTTGAAATTAAGAACACCTGGGTCAGCAAATGTTTGTCCAATACCATGCTCAATAGTTTGCAAGATGAGACTAATGAGGTCATTAGTTATTTCCTGAATGGAAACGAGCAAAAGCCCAATAGGGTCAGAGTGAATGTAATCAGAAAGAGGATTATGAGTAAGCGTCCAACAGTCATCAAGACTCTCATTTTCAGCATCCGCAAAGCAATCATTTACAAAAACTGCTTTACAACCATTTGGATATAGTTTCTTTAGTTTTTCCGCTTCTTCTTCCTGAAGAACATTGAATGCAGCGGGTCTAAGCCACGCATTCCGAATAGTTACAACATTCTGGGGATATTCACCCTGATATTGTGGATTGAGTCTAGCCCATTCCGCATATGGGTCACGGACTGAGCCTGCTGAGGCTTTGACTTTTTGAGGATTAAGTTTACCATGCAGTTTGGCATAACGCTGTATGGCGAGAGAGAAGTGGGTTTCGTATTCATAAATTAGGTAGGGACAATCTTCTTGTCTCTTGGCGTAGTTTGGAACTTTTACGTAGAGTCCCCCATACGCCTCAAGACACATACGTGACTTTGGCTTATTGGTGATACCTACGAGTTTTTCTACAATGAGAGTTTCCTGAGATAGTTCAGGAGCGATAAGCTGTAGACAGTTCGGACAAAGTTCAGCTTCCGCATTCTGAACTGCATCCTGAACTGGAACATCGGTGTCATCAGGCATATATTCATCTTTAGCCTGATTAGCCTTCTGCTCTAAGGTGTCTAGCTGCATAGCCATCTCAGGATTAGTCTGAGCTAGTATAGCAGGGTCCATCATCTGGTCATCAATGAGGAAACCACAATTTGGACATGTGGTATACTGATGACCTTCTTCTTCAGTCGTGTATTTCTTTTCCTCGTAGGTTCCGTATTTATCATCTGCCTTAGGATATGAGTAGCAAGCTACCATTCCCTCAGTGCAATAGATAAATAGAGCATGAACCCACAGTAGAGGCACGTTATTATGACGATAAATAAGTTGTGCAATCTTGTCTCCGGCTTTGGCCGTAGAGAGGTCAAGATTATTATCAGCGTCGTCAGGGTAACATTTAACAGGAGGAACAGTAACGCTAAGAGCCGCAATAATGGATTCCAGATAAGCTCGGAACACATTAATTGGCTTATCATAATAAGATTGGTCAGTATCAGAACCTTCGCTATCGAAGTCCCAAATTCTCCAGTCGTGAGCCACTTCTGAATACCATGCACGTTGAAACCCTTCCCACATGAGTTTCAGACGACGCCAGGTTCTGAGTTGGCGCTCACGGATAGCAGTATCCTCCTTATCGAAGTGGTCAACCACTTCTTTTAGGAGTCTTTGCACATCCTCTGGAATTTCAGTTTTCATGATTCCCTAGTATCGGACCTGAGGCATCCGGTTGTAAGTTGAAAACATTCCTCCAATATCAGTGCCTGGAGCACCCATATTAGGACGTTCATATCCGGGTGGTCTGTTAAAAAGTCCACCAGCGACTCCGGTGTTCCCACTAGGACCATATCCGGAAGTTCCACCAAATATGTTTGCATAAGGCTTCGCAAATAGTTCAGGGGAAGGACCAGTATTCACCATTGGCATTTGAGCATTTAGTTCAGGTTTCATACCACCCATTTCGGGTGATACTTGTAGTCCCGGAGCTTGTATACGTTGTCCCGGCATTTGTCCGGCAGGAATACCGCCAGTTACGCGAGGACCACTAGGTAATTGCCTTCTCATAGGCTGTTTTTGCCTACCAAGTAGTCCGGCTGATGCTTTTACGCCACCAGCCATAGAAGGATTCCCGAATTGTTGTGCAGCAGCATTTAATGCTCCGGGTGCTGCCTGTCCCAAACGAGACATAAAACTCGGACCTGTATTAACTGGCATGATGCTTGTCCTTCACCTTTTTAGATGGCCCGGTATCTACACCTCGTTTATTAGCAGTAGCATAGAAAACTTGCTTAGCTTTCTTTGCACCATACTGCTTTTTCATATTGGACATAACTTCTTCGCCATGTCCTTTGAAGTATTTCGAGAGGGGCATTACTTTGTTTCGCCAGTTACGTATTTCTTATACATTCTAGTCAAGAAACCTTCCTGTGGAGCAGTATTCACAGGAGCCGCAGCTTTCTTCTTCTTTTCTTCTTCCTCTTTCTTTTTTCGCGCCTGCTCATCCCTAGCAAATTGCTGTATTCTACCAACCATGTCTGGTTGTTTCTTTTTAGTTTCGTCCTTAGTAGCACCTGCGAATCTACCTAGACGATTTACAGATTCACCCGTTGTTTCCTGGCGTGCCACTTTGATTCTCCCTCGTTTGAGTAGCGAGGTCTAATTCCTTCTCTAAATCTTCAACAGAAACAGCATCAGGCTTAGCTGCATTACGCATTGCTACCGCTTTAGCCCTATCTTCCTGTTCAAGAGCTTGTTGCTTTATCGTCCACGGAATATGCCGTCTTATCGATGGCAATTTCAGTGGTTCAGGAGCCACATCACGTTCAGACTCTTTAATAGGATTAAGAATCCTTCCCATTAATTCCCTTCTTTCACGATGGGAATTTTCTAGTTCGATTTTGAGCACTTCACAGGAAGAACAGAACTTATTTCTGTCTTGCATTTCTTCCTTGAGTCTCAACTTTCTCAAATTATTTTCATAACGTATTTCAAGTAGTTCTCTTAGCCATGCGAACATTTGAACTCCAGTTAGAAAGTAACTTCTATTCTAGTATTACCGTCAGATTCCCCAACCTGACCTTGGTCGTTGAATCCCTTGATTTTCAACGTCCAAACACCATTGACAGTAAACTTAACTCCGATTTGACGAATATATCGTCCATCGAAACCAGGAGTTACTGGAAATTCAATGACAATGGGAGGTTCACCATTACCTTCGCAATAGTATTCTGCTCTGGTAATAGGACGCGCACTCCCAATCTCATATTTGATTAGTCCACCGAATGGGTCTGACCGCCTGAAAATGGGGTCAGCATGATAGATTACGACTCCTACTGGTTCTGGGTCGGGCACATCAGGAGGCTGGATAGGTGCAACCCACGGACGATTAGGGTCTGTCATCTCACCTAGTGCTTCACCACAGTTAGGAGTAGCTACTTCACCAGCAGCAGTCAATACATCCCAAATCATGTTATCTGACTTGCGATGTAAAATGTCACTGGCAATGTTTCCCAATCCCGGTCTATCAGGACTAGAAACATTGAAACCTTGGTCCTTACGTGACACTCCCCAATCAGCACCTTGGTCTATTGACCATGCAGCATCGTTGAGAATCTGAGCAAGTTCGGGACGTGTTGGAATCGTCCCATACTTCTGACGTTCACGAATAACTGCTGCACAGACATCGCCAGGAAGCTGAGGATTAGCCACAGTAGGTTCTCCTGTAATACCAGCAGCAAACTGTTCCCAAAGAGGACGAATTTCTGGATGATGTTGCATTCCATTAAAGCGACCATTTCCATTGAAAGGAATGGTTGCAATAACATTTGGAAATTCTGCAACTAGTCGAGAGAATACTGGAACTAGTCCTGACAAATCATCAGTAAGTTGATTTACTGGTGTTTGCCAATATGCTTGTGCTACTATTGCAATCTTCTGATTAGGCTTAATTTGACGTAGTTCAAGCAGTTTGGCTCTAATATCTGCTTCAAAGACATTCAGTGGTTCACTACGACCACAGTATGCTTGAATACAGAGCCAAGATTTATCGGGAAGATTAGGCCAACGAGGCCAATTACGTGCATCCCAATATGCAATTGGAATAAACTGCGTATTTCTTGCAGCTTCTTCCATAGTCTCAACAGTCCATCCTGGCTGACTATGAATGAAACTCCCAACAGGTTCATCCCTATCATTAAAGAATGTAGATGTTGGAACATCCAAATAGCCATTTCCGGGTAATGCATGAACATCCTGAAATTCAGGAGGGTCATCATTAGTATCCCACCCACCTAGAACTCCTGGCTTTCCAGTGAAGAATCCTAGATAGTGAGGTCTATTAATATTTACAATTGGGTCAATAGGGTCTAGTTCTACTCGTGGTTCAACATTAACATTAATTAGTCTTTCACGATAATCTTCTGGAGCCTCACCCGCGCGAGCAGCCCAGACAATCTTAGTAATACTTCCCAATTGAACTACATCGTGTTGCCATGCATCTGCCCCAGGAGGCATGATGACATAACCCACGGTAGAGTTAAAGGGATGTAGAATAGTTCCTGCTGTAGTGGAGAAGTAACAGACCCACCACTGTCCATTAATTTCAACAGCGCGAGGTCTGTAAGCAGAACCAATTTGAATGCAAGGAGGAAGATTAACAACTTGAATACGTTGGAACTGGTCATTGTAGATTGCTCGCCTTGCACCTTTTAATTGTAGCGAGTAAACTACATTACCAGATGCCAGAACCCAATCTGTTCCATCTAGCTCACGAACATTAGCACCTATTCCATGTTGCCTATTTGGAACGTATCCTATTGAACCATCTGGACCAACATCTAAAAGTCCTGCATCTGGAAGATACAAACCAGTAGATGCCTGTAATCCAAAATGGTCAGCCCAAAGTGCCCAGACATTACCACCTGCCGATAAATCATTAGCAGGTCGAATAATTTGAGGAGTCCTTACGCCGGTATGAATGTCGTATAACGAAATTGCAAAATTTGATGGCTGCTGAAATACAGCAGTATCATTATTCATCCATTGTGGTCCATAACTATCAGGAATAAACGCACCATTGATAACGCCTTGATGACCGGCGATACCCATAGCAACGTTTCCACTAGGACTTAATCTAGGCATCTATCGTCCCCATCTTCTTGAGCGATTAGTTCCTGCTCGATGGAATCTACTAACAGCTTGCATTGGTGCTGATTTCTGTTCCAATGCTCTCGCATTTCGATAGAATGCAGTCCAATCCTGACTATTCGCTAGTGCTTGTGTCAATTCAGCTTGCTTTTGAATTTTTGCAAATTCTTGAGTTGCTGTTTCAAAATATCGTTCCGCTGAGTCGCAAGCGTAACGAATATCATCGTAAGGGTCGTCACCAGCAAATTCAGCAACATCTTCAGCCGGTTTTCCCTCTTTAGTGGCCTTGTCATAATTACAAGCCTTAATAGATTCAATCATTAGTGGACAGCAGTTTGGACATTCATCATGACTAATCTTGTGAACGTCGCATAGAAAAATCTGTAGTTTCGGAATATTAGTCTCCGGTTCAGGAGGGTCAAATAGTGCAAGATATGCTTTATAGTCCATCAGTCCTTTATTCCGAAGAAGCCACATGGCATATTCCTCGGAATAAACAGGCATTTCAGTAGAAGGAACTATCGGCTTCGCCTTCCATCTGAGATATTCGTGTAGTAGTAACTTTCCACTAATTCTTGACCCAGGAGCATTAACACTAAGCTCAATCGGTCTACCGATAGCGGTTTCGATTTGCTGTTGAATAGTATGTTCTTGGCCTCGCTCCTGAGATACAGACTGACAGAACTTGACGACTCTTGGTTGTTCTCGCTCAATGTCAGCCTTTACTTCAGGTGCCCATTCTTCAATCTTAGTCTTGAGCCAATAACGTTCACGATACAGATACATTCGCTTCATAGGGGATATAGCGTAATATCCCATATAGGTCATCGCAGCGAAGCCCCAATCTCCGATAAACATTCGGGGCCACCACGATGGTATATCGAACGGTTGTATTACATGCAATGCATTCTCAGGTTCATCAGGATATTGTCTATCCCGGAACTCATCGAATACCTGCCCTTGATATGCATCCCAATCACCGAACTTTCTTGCCTTACGTTCGGCCTCACTAGGAATACCATCAAGCCTCGCGCTATACTCCTTATCCGCGTGCGGGTTATCACTTACAGTAGAGTGAACGTAGAATCTCTTTACGTTCCCTTTTCCGATAATAACTTTTCCACCTGCTGGATAAGGAGCGATAAATCTCTTTTTGACAAATGTATGTCCAATTCCTCCGGGCATCCCCGCTGCTCTAATAATTGCAGGTAATGCAGGGTCGCTTGTGCGCACTCGGGTGAAGCCAATATGTAAGTAAATAAATTCAGTAAAGGTGGTAAGTTCGTCTGGGGTAAAGAGATTGATTTCCATTGAATCGTATTTATGTGCATCATCTTCAGTCTCACAATGACCGAGGAATATCATAGCTCCAGTTCGTTTACCAGAGCCTCCTAATTCGTCTGGACGTGGAAATGTCCAGCACATATCAGTCTTATTAAATTCCGCACCGAACTTCGGATAAATCTCTCGGCTTCGCGGAACGATTTCGTTCTTTAGTTCAGGATAAGTTCTACGCATGAAAACCTGTTTGAACTTCGGGTTCTCATGCCAACGATGAATTAGTCCGTAGACTAGTAGAACGTCAGACTTACCAGAAGCATTTCCTCCTCCATAGAATCCCTCGAAAATGGAATTCGGTAAGGAGAGAAATAACTCCTGTTTCTTATTTGGTTTCCAAAAGCCTTTATCGAATGCCATCGGTATTACTTCTTTGGCCTCTGGAACATTCGTGAATAGTGGCTGTTTCGTGAAGATTGGAATCGCCTGTTGCACAGCAAATGGAATTGCGGCAAACCTGCTTAGTAGTTCTCGTCTTGTCATCATTAGTATTTCCCTCCGGACAGGGGACTTTAGTTACATACATGACGGTCATATAGACCCGTCGTTCACAAGTTCTAGTTTTATTATTGCGCCATATCTCTGCTTCTACTGGACCTACTCGTTCTACACCTACCTGTGTCCATGTGGTAGCACAGGCAGATGATAGAATCAGTAGGACTAGTAGAATGATTCTCATACGCCATCCGGCTTCTTTACTACGTGAGCCTCAATGAATTGCTGAATATCATTCTTTCTTAGATTATTGCGTTCCCAAGATTCGAGCATAGAAATCAGCTTAGTATTGGATGCGATGTCATCCTTAATTAGAACGATTAGTATTTCTGTATGGACCTTCCAAAGTTCGGTGAACTGTTTAATGTCTTTTCGATAGAACATGAACATGAAGCCAGCCAATACTCCGCCAACTCCTAGAGTGGCGAACCATTGGAGGAAGTCTTGGTTCATCGAATTGGTATCCCTACATCAACTCCTAAGACTTTACTGAAGAAGATGATTACCACAATTAAAATCAATATTGCAATAGCAATAGTTTTGAATGGTTGTGGCATTTGAAGTGAGTAAATTACCCACGCGACTATGCCACAAATTATCACGGCGAAAAGAAGCGTGAGCATGTTATGCCCTCTTGAGAACTACGTTGACTGGACCCGCTGAAGTAAGTCTGATGAATCCACCAGCTACTTCAATCTGTTCGTTAGCATCGAGAGTCAATGTTGTAGCCGGAACCATTGTTACAACATTGGATTGCTCGAATGTAGCTGCCGCAGTTTCACAGTAGAGTAGAGCCTTAGTCGAAGGTAATGCGTATACCTGATTCTGAATCATTGATTGCACAGGTCCGCATGATAAAGTGAAGGTAGGCATTATCCCTCTCCAACTAACTACCGACTGCCAGTATACTTACAACTGGAGCAACAGTGCTAAATCCGAAAAGAGCATCACCATTTTCCAAATCGAAGTAGTATACAGTTTCAGATACTAACTTCAATCCGGTTGCATTAGTAACTGTCGCTCCACCAACCCAAAAAGGATTGTTAGAACTACTAATCATTAGTTTAGTTTTTCCTGATGCAGTAAATAGTGGTGTAGGAGTATTGGGGACTAGTGTTACTTGAAGGGAACTAATCACTATCCCTCCTTAGTGAACACTACGTCGAATGTTTCTTCCTTGCGAGTTTGAGGACTATAGAAAATAAAAGTAGGGCCGCTTGGACCGGAATTATCATTGGAAGATTTTTCTTCCATACTTCTGATTACTGCTGACATATCTTTTGCGATGCCAGCGATATCTTTCGCCTTAGCAGAAGCAATGACTTCAGGAGTTAAATTCTTTAGTGCAAGCGATAGTTTACCCATCGCCTTTCGAGTAATTCTACCCCTCGCGTCTCTGATTACATCGCGATTAGGGGTTTCATTATATGAACTAGTGGATGTAGCACCATTAGCGTAAGCCGAGACTGAGGAAGAACTTATACCGAAATTCTTCCCCAGTGCTAACGCTTCTTGTCGTCCGTCAGTTACAGAAGTTTCTCCAATGATTCTTCGCAAACCATCAGGAACTTCAACACTACCAGTAGGACGTCCCCTGTTCATGTCAACGATGGTAGGTTTTTCCAGAGGACGACGGTCAGGAGAAGTATTATCCCTCTCCTTTAGGAAGTCCTCATCTGAAACAATTCCCATCGGCATCTGATTGTCCTAAGGCTGATTGAGACGACGATATTCGTTTCGAGCGTGCCAGTATTCATGGTCGATAGGAATGTTTCCCTCGCCATTGTATTCTTTGATAGTATCTCCCATCAGTTCGAGGAGTTCTGTTTTCCTCGCGTCCTTCTCCTTCTTGTTCTTGTCTACAATAGCATCAACTTTAGCAGCTGATGGGACCACTGTAGGTGGAGGAACAGGTGGAGTAGGAACTACTGGTGGAGGAGTAGGAGTAGTTAGTTTAGGTTCTTCGTCTTTCTTCAAGTCACCTAATGAAGTGACAGGAGGATTGACGGGTTTATTCTTATCAGTCATGATTAGGATACGGTGATAGTGAAGTTACCACCCGAGATAACGGTAGTGAAAGTAGTTACACCAGTCAAATCAAATTCCTTGGCTGGACCAGTCAGTTCGTTCCCCTGATAAAACTGGAGAACAGACCTTCGCACATCGACTGAATACGATGTGATACCGCTAATGACTGTAGCGGTAGACTGGACAGCAGGACCAGATTTCGCTGTAACTGTTGCTGTCGCTGTTGGCATGTGTTACCTCACCATAAGGTGTCGCCATAATGTGAATACTTTCAATATTTCCTGAAAGTTCAGTCACACTACGAGATAGACCAGTCTAGCACGAAGCCGACTGAATGTCAATTTTTCTTTTTCTATACAATATTATACCTCCTGAAAATAAGCATTCTTTTTCTTATACAAAAACAAATGATTAGGATACCACGCAATTTTCATGCCAGCTTTGAGGCTCATCACGAGGTGTATATCCCCTTACGTAGCAACACTTTACGAGGAAGTCCTCGCAATCGTCGGAAAAGTAAACTAAAGGTCTGAGATAGGGCGACTAATCGTATAGGCACCATGCGAAAGCCCAATGTTCACAGGGCTTGACACTGGCACGGCACCTGCTATAGTATGGTCATACGCTCGCATGACGCGGGCGACTAACAGAGGTGAGTATGAAAACACTGGTCGGCAAGTTCACGTTCAAGGTTCCCGAGGACTCGCCCGTCGAGTCCGAGCGCGGCAAGAAAGTTGAAAAGGCTTTCGAGTATCGGGAAACCGAGTCGGAAGCTGAGGCGCAAGCCGTGATGACGGAAAAAAAGTGGAGTCTGAAAGATATGGTGGACGAAGCGTTGAAAGCTAACGCACGGTCCAATGCATATCAGTCGGCGCTACTTCCGCACAAGCCGTCTGAAGTTCCTCAGGAAGATATCAAAGAACGGATGATTCGTGATTACATCCGTTTGGGTATCCCTGAGAACATCGCCCGCGCACAAGTGGAGTCCACACTTGCTGCGATGGCGGAACAGGCGGGAAGTTCCGACGATACGGCGCCGACGGCGTAAGACTTACGAGGGGGGACAGCCAACCCCCTCGTCTTTTTCATTCGTAATATCCCACAGCAGCTAATCCACTCAATAGCTAATCCGGTATGTTCGCGCTCGCTCGCGCGAGGTATCTATTAGCTTATCCACTCTGTTCTTCCATCATAAACTTTTAGGGTATTAAAATCATAATATTATTGCACCTGTATAGCTGATTCTCCCCTCATCCTCCCCGATTCCTCCCCTCGTTCCTCCCCAATCCTCCCCTGACTTTTCTGGCCTAAGTCGTTCTGTATGAGCCACTTAGCGGCGACCCCCCTACTCCCCCTAGTTCAGATAGGCCCATAACCGCTCTGGCTGGACTCGGTGGCGGGAGGGTGTGAGGTAGTTTTATTCTTTTTTTTTT